AATGGATTCAATAACATCCGAATTCATTGGAGTGTTCACCCTGAAAGGGAGCAAGCATGGAGAGATGAGCAAGAGGTTCTATTAGGACCAAAAGGAGCAGCGCAGGAATGTGATTGTGATTTTGTTTCTTCGGGTGATTCAGTTATTGACCCACAACTATTACAATTCTACAAAGATACCTATGTACAAGAACCAGTTGAAAGAGGTGGATTCGATGGTAATCTTTGGAAATGGGAATATCCAAACTATTCAAAATCATATATGGTTGTAGCGGACGTTGCGAGGGGAGATTCTTCCGACTACTCCGCTGCGCATGTAATTGATGTTGAGGATTCATCTCAAGTAGCAGAATATAGAGGTAAGTTGGATACAAAGGATTTTGGAAATTTCTTAGTAGCATTAGCAACCGAATACAATAACGCATTGTTGGTGATTGAAAACGCAAATGTTGGATGGGCAGCTATTCAACAAGTAATCGATAGAAACTATTCTAATCTTTACTATATGAGTAAGGATTTGAAATATGTGGATGTGGAGAATCAATTATCAAACAAATATCGTTCTGAGGATAGGGGAATGGTGGCTGGATTCTCAACAACATCAAGAACTCGTCCTTTGATTATCTCAAAGTTGGAAGAATATGTTAGAGAAAAATCTATCACAATCCGTTCAGTAAGAACCATTGATGAGTTGTTCACATTTATTTGGAACAATGGTAGAGCTGAAGCAATGCGAGGTTACAATGATGACCTTACAATGGCATTGGCAATCTCACTTTGGGTAAGAGATACAGCTCTTAGATTAAGACAAGAGGGGATTGATTTAACAAAACAGGCACTTAATGGTATATCTTCATATACTTATACTGGGATATATGGTGGAAACGATATAGATGAAAACCCTTGGCAAATGAAAATTGGAGATTCCGTTGAGGACCTATCAAAATGGTTATAATTTGGAATTATGATATTTATATAGTATAAGTAATTATTTGATTTTACACATGGAAAATTATACTTCTCAACTTTACAAAGAATTTAAGAATATCCACAAAGAGGATATTTTAGAATACGATGTGGAAAATTACTATGACTTAAAAGAATTTGTTGATTTTTTGAATAACTTAAAAGAAGATATCAACGAAGCTGAATATCAAGGTAGAGAAGTAAAACTTAACAAACCTATGAGAGGTGATGTTAAAAAATTCAAAGTTTATGTTAAAAATGAAAAGGGAAATGTTGTGAAGGTAAACTTTGGACATGGTGGTTCTTCTGCTAAAGCAGCGGGAGAAGAAACTATGAGGATTAAGAAAGATAATCCAGACCGAAGAGCAGCATTTAGAGCTAGACATAATTGTGATAGTCCTGGTCCGAGAACCGGAGCAAGATATTGGAGTTGTAAAGCTTGGTAAAAATAAAGGTTATAAAATAAAGAAACAAAATGGCAGAACAACAAAATAGTTCATTCTTTCAGAGACTAACGAAACTCTTCTCCACCCAAGCGGTTGTAACAATCGATGCGGAAGGTAAGAGAAAGATTAAGGATGTCGATGATAGACAGCAGGGTAGTACCAACTTAATGAATTTAAGAGATAGGTACACTAAACTTCAGCGTTCATTCTATGGTGACCAAATGGCAGCCCAATCAATGGCATATCACCAAGTTCGTAGAGAATTATTTAGAGATTACGATGCTATGGATAATGACCCCATTATCTCATCCGCATTAGATATCTACGCTGATGAATCTACTTTGAAAAATGAGTTTGGAGAAGTAGTTCAAATCAAAACACAAAACGAAAGAGTTAAAGAAATCTTAGAAAACCTTTTCTATGATATTCTTAATGTAGAGTTTAACCTTTGGGCATGGACTCGAAATATGGTGAAATATGGTGATTTCTTTTTATCATTAGAAATTCAGCCAGGCAGTGGTATCATTAATGTAAAACCACTTCCAGTTTACGAAACTGAAAGATTGGAGAATACTGATGCAAACAATCCAAACTATGTAAAGTTCAAAGTTAACCATGACCCAAATGGTAAGGGTGAGTATGAGAACTTTGAAATCGTTCACTTCCGTTTATTATCAGATACAAACTTCCTTCCTTATGGTAAGGCAATGATTGAGAATGGTAGAAGAATTTGGAAGCAGGTTTCTTTGATGGAAGATGCGATGTTAATCCATAGAATTATGAGAGCTCCGGATAAAAGAGTTTTCAAAATTGATATTGGTAACATACCACCGCAAGAAGTAGATAACTACATGCAGAAGATTATCAACAAAATGAAGAAAACTCCATTTGTTGACAAGAATACTGGTGATTACAACTTAAAGTATAACATCCAAAACCTAACCGAAGATTTCTTCTTACCTGTTAGAGGTGGTGATAGTGGTACTGAGATTGATTCATTGGGTGGATTACAATACACCGCAATTGAAGATATCGATTACCTAAAGAACAAAATGTTCGCAGCTCTTAAAATTCCAAAAGCATATTTGGGATATGATGAGAATGTAAATGGTAAAGCAACTTTGGCAGCAGAAGATGTTAGATTTGCAAGAACGATTGAAAGAATCCAAAGAACATTAGTATCCGAACTTACTAAACTTGCTGTTGTTCACTTAGCATCACAAGGTATTGAAGGTTCTGATATGGTTGATTTCGAATTGAATTTGGTAAATCCATCTACAATTTATGAACAAGAGAAAGTAAACCTTTGGAGTGAAAAAGTGAGATTGGTTTCTGATATTACTCAATTGAATATGATTTCAAAAGAGTGGGCATATGAGAACATCTTTAATATGAGTAAGGATGAAATCGACCATCAGAAAACAAATCTTATCAATGATATTAAGGATAGATATCGTTATCGTATGATTGAGGATGAGGGTAATGACCCTGCGGTTCAATCAGAACCATCGGATGTTGAGAATGAGTTGGAAGAATTAAAAACCGAACTCAGTAACAAAGGTGGTAGACCAAGAGAGGGTAACACTTATGGTAAAGATAAACACCCATATGGTAGAGACCCATTAGGAGCAAAGGAAAATCAAAAAGCACTTAAAAAAGAAGTTTCATCTGAAAAAATGGCCCATAAATTAGCCAAAGAATATGTAAATGGAATTTCAGCAAAGAAGAGAGTAATTTCTGAAAAGAAGGACTTTTTGAATGATGACAATTTGTTAGACGATTAAAAAATTAATAAATAAAAATAAAGTTATATTTATATACGATAGATTTTCGTATAGGAATATATTATTATAGGATAAAAAAGTAATGAAGAGGGTAAAACATTCAAAATTCAAAAATACGGGTATTCTATTTGAGCTACTTGTGAGGCAAATCACATTGGAGGTCTTAAATGGTGATACTACCGAAAAGGCGAAGAAAATTGTTAAAGAGTTCTTCTCTTCCAGCACGGAATTGAACAAAGAACTTAGACTATATGATTTGCTTATAAAAGAAAGATACAATTCAGAATCAAGAGCTGAGAAATTCATTGATACTGTCAATGAAGCTCACGATAGAATTGACCAAAATAAACTACAAAGAGAGAAGTATAATCTTATCAAAAAGATTAACGAATCATTCAATATGGATGAGTTCTTATCTTCTCCTATTTCGAACTATAAAGTTCTTGCATCTATCTATAAGATTTTTGAATCGAAGAGATATACCGATTATGATGTAAAGGATGTATTTAACTCAAAAATTACCCTCATTGAGAATATCACATCAAAACCATCAACATTGGTAGAAACAAAAGATTCGGCAGATAAAATTGTTGAATCATATAAAAAGCAAGACAAAGATTTAAGATTACTTACCTATAAAATCTTAGTTGAAACTTTCAACAAAAAGTATTCTAATTTAGATGAAAATCAAAAACAACTATTAAAGCAGTATATTAACAATATTACTAATACTACTGGATTTAAGTCTTATGTTGAAAAAGAAATCCCATCTATTGTTGCTGAATTAAATCAAATTCAAAAGCAAATCAAAGATAAAGTAACTAAAATCAAATTATCAGAAACCATTTCTGTATTAAAGAAAACCAAAATTGGTAAGGTGGTATCTGATAACCACGTTTCATCGTTGATGATTTCATACGAACTTATAAAGGAGTTAAAGGAAAAGGTAAATGGAAAGTAAGTTAAAGGAACTTATTGAAGATTTAATTGCTGAGATTGAACAAGAAGATTTGGAAATCGAAGAAGCAACCACTACATCCAATGTAGATGGCTACAATACTCCTAATGCTTTCAAAGATTCGGATGGAACTGATGAAGATGATGAACCTGAAAATGATTTTATAGATAGAATCAATACATCCACTGGTTATAAAAGAGTAGACGAAAATCGTTGGCATGAATTAAGAAAAGATGAATCCTCTCCCAAAGCAAAAATTGGTAAGGGGATTTCGAATGTCAATAGACAACTTTCGGAAATCGAAACATTCCTTAGATGGTATGGTAAGATTAAAAACGAAAGTGGAATCGATAAAGACCAGTATTGGAAAAGAACACAAAAAAACTTATTCAAAATCAGAGAGAGGTTGAATAACATCGTAACATCAATTAGCAAATTATAATTGGGAATTAGAACTATGAGCATTACCAAAGAACAATTGAAGGAAACACTTCGTAACATAATGAAAGAAGAATCTGATTATCAGACATTCTTCAAAGCAGCTTTAGAAAAAGCAGGAAAATCAATTCCATCAATGTCTGATGATGAAAAGAAAGTATTCTTTAATAAGATTGATGCTGCTTGGGATGGTAAAGGTGAGAAGAACGAAGAGTTAACTGGAAACCAACACAAATTGGATATTGATGGTGATGGTGAAATTGAAGCATCTGATTTAGCAGCATTAAGAGCTAAAAAAGATGAATCAGTAACCGAAGGTAAAAAAAGATTTAATACTATGTATGGTGTTGGTAAATCGAAATATGTAGTAAACTATCACGATGGTTCAAAGAAACACAAGGATGGTAGTGATTTCTTTGATATTCAAACTTTCAAAAATCAAAAAGACTTTGATAAATTCCAAAAAGCGCTTTTACAAAAAGGATTCATTGAAGAATCAGTAAACGAAGCAGCTAGTAGAACCGCAATGGAAATTGGTGGTTTGACTGGAATGAACAAAGATGCAATCCAAAAGTTTGTTGATACTAATGAGTTGGATATTGAAAAGGTTTTTCAATTTGTTAAAAAAGGAAAACTGTCAGATAGAATGGATTTGGTATCTGCAATTGCTGGAAAGCCAGGTAATCCTATTCAAAAGAAAATGATTAAGATGTTCGGTGAATCAGTAAACGAAGGCGTTTCTCCAAAGGATATGGATAAAATCAAAACCGCAGTAGAAGCAGCATCTTCATTTATGGGAATTGGTTCTGAGTTAAAGAAATCTGGATTAAAGTATGTATTCGCTACATCTCCAATGCCAATTTATGTAGTTCAACCAACTCCTAATAATAGAGTTGTTATCGTAAATAAGAAATACGCATCTAAACCTGATTTCGTTTATGGTGATACCGCAGTTGGTGTAATGGAATCTCTTACTGAAGGTAGAGCATTTATCAACGCAGCTAAGAAAGCAAAAGCTGAAGGTAAAACCGAATTTGAATTCAATGGTAAAACCTACCCAGTAACCATCAAAGAAAATTTAACTGAAGCAAGATTAGGTAAAGTTGCTTTGTTAAAGCAAGTTGAAAAAGGTAACACATCTCAAATAGAGGGTGTAAAGATTTCTTCGGATTTGGCATTCGAATTAAGAATGTTCTTAGAAAGACCAATTATGGCAAGAAGTAGAACTGGTATCGCTATTGATAATTCACAGATGAAGGATGCACTTAAAATGATGGTGAATGCTGGAATTGAAAAAAGATTATCTGGTGGTGTTAAAGCTGAATTCAAAAAATTAATTGAAAAATACAAATAAGGAATACCAATATGAAAAGTTTAATTATAGAAACCAATTTGTTTGAAGGAAGAGTTAACGAAGATGCTTCGGGTAGAACTTTGGTGAAAGGTGTCCTTCAAAGAGCAGGTGCAGAAAACCAAAATGGTAGAGTGTACCCAAAAGGAATTTTAGAAAGAGAAGTAAACAAATATCAACAACTCATCAAAGAAAGAAGAGCATTGGGTGAGTTAGACCATCCTGATTCTTCAGTAATCAACCTAAAGAATGTATCTCATAATATTAAAGAAGTACATTGGGAAGGTGAAGATGTAGTTGGTACTGTTGAAATTCTTCCAACTCCATCTGGTAATATCTTAAAAGAATTATTAAGAGCAGGAATCCTATTGGGTATCTCATCAAGAGGTATGGGTTCGGTAAAACCAATGGAAGGTAACAAAGTAGTAGTTGGTGAAGATTTTGAATTAATCGGTTGGGACTTTGTTTCTAACCCATCTACACATGGTGCATTTATGACTCCAATGAACGAATCAGTAGTTAAAGGTATTGGTACTGATGTTTGTGGAGATTTTTGTAAAGCACAAGATTTAATGAGAGAAATTATAACGGAGTTAGTATAATGAGCAAGAAAAATTTTGATATCTATGATTATGTGCACAACAACAAAATCACTTTTAAGGTTGATGCACCAAAAGGAACCAGTGTAACTAAAGGTTACAATGATATCCGTAAAACAAACATCAACGAAGTAAAAATTGTAGATGGTAAATTCAGTTTATCTGAATCATTGGATGCTAACCGCCCGTTGGCAACTGAAGTAAAGAAACATTTCTTAGAAATTATTTCTACTTACAAAGGATTCTCTGAACAAATGAAAAGACAATCTGATATCGTTGAGGTAGCAGAAACATTAGGTGGAGTTGTGGAAGCAGCTAAAACCTTAACTCTTTCAGAAGCTGGTGATTGGTTCGATAAAGTAACCATCAAAAGAAATATGAGTGAGTTGGATAAAATGGATAAAGCATTTGATAAAGTAGCTGCAGAAGCTAGAGCATTGGATGAAAGGTTGCACGCATTGTATGAGGATATGGGTAACATCTTAGGTAGATACTATGAGATTTCCGATATTGACCCACAAACAATGAAGGAAAGATTAGGAATTAAAGGAGAATAATATCATGCCAGCACAATCACAACAACAACAAAAATTATTCGGATTAGCATTAGCTGTTAAGAGAGGTGAAGTTTCTCCATCAGAAGTTTCTGATGAAGTAAAAGATATCGTTGATAGAATGAGTGAAAAGGATATTGAGGATTTTGCTGGAACATCTCATAAAGGTTTACCTAAAAAGGTAGAACAACAAATGAGGGAAATGGTTAGAGAGATTATGAGAGAAAGAGTAATCTCCGAACTAAATGAAGATGGTAAGATGCAAGGTGGTGAAGATGACCCTTGTTGGAAAGGATACGAAATGGTTGGAATGAAAATGAAGGATGGTAAAGAAGTTCCTAATTGTGTTCCAAAGAATGAATCAGTAAATGAAGGGTACTCTACCGAAGAGAAACGAATCGTTCTGATGGCAGTTAAAAAGATTGCTAAATATATGAATGTTGATATGAAAACTGCAATGGGTTATGTACTCGGAGCAGGACAGGAACTCGAAAGAGATATCGAAAGAGGAAAAATAAAATAAAAAGGAAAGGTGGTTTATCCACCTTTTTTTATGTCTCAAAAATAAAAACTAAAGAAAATCTAATATTTTTTTAGGTTTTGTAAATTTCTATATATTTATTCGTATAATAACCCACTATCTTATGTGGGTTGATTGGTTTATGAATACTAACTTTTAATGTTTAGTGACCGAACGACCAATTTACAAACTATTCTACATTGAGGTTCCTCGAATAACTTCAGCAAAAAAACTTAATAAAAGGTAAAGTAAAATGGCAAATTCAAAATTGTTAAAAGAAGCAATTGCTGATGCCAAAGCTGTAAGAGAAACTGCTATCGCTAACGCTAAAATCGCATTAGAAGAAGCTTTTACTCCACGCTTACAATCTATCCTTTCTAAGAAGCTTCAAGCTGAAATGGAAGGTGAAGAGGAAGAGCCAATGGAAGAAGAGTTAGACTCAAGTGATTTGGGAGTAGGTGATAATGTTGACCCATCAGCTGAAGCAAGTGATGCTCACATCGACTTAGGTGCAGAATCTGAAGAAGAGACTGCAGAAGTTGGTGAAGAAGATGAAGCTCTTGATGTTGTTTCTGAAGAAGAACATTCTGATGAAGAAGCAATGGAAGAGGAAGTTGACGGAGTTGGCTATGATGACCCAACTAACGCAGATGACGCTGAGATTTCTGAAGAAGAGGACATGGAAATGGACTTGGAAGAAGAAATGGAAGAAGAAGATGAGTTAGATTTGGAATCTATCATTAGAGAACTCGAAATGGGTATGGAAGATGACGAAGAAATTTCTGAAGAGGAAATGGATTCTGAAGAAGAAGTATCTGAAGAAGAAATGCAAGATGAAGTTCCTGCAATGGAAGAAGAAGAAATGGATTCAGAAGAAGAAGTTGAAATGTCAGATGACATGGAAGCTGAAATGGAAGATGATATGGAAGATGATGAAATTGATTTGGAAGAGATTCTTAGAGAGATGGGTTACGGCGCTGAAGAAGAAGAAGTAAACGAAGAAGAGGAAGTTGCTGACAACTCTGCTGAATTAGAAGCAGAATTGGAAGAAGCTTACGCTGCTATCAAAACACTTCAATCTACTATCAACGAAGTAAACCTATTGAACGCAAAATTATTATACGCTAATAGATTGTTCAGAGCTTATAACTTAAACAACGAACAAAAAACTAAAGTTGTAGAGAACTTAGACAGAACTACATCTGTTAGAGAAGTAAAATTAGTTTACGCAACGCTTGCTGAATCAATGAACTTTACAGGTACTGAAAGAAAAACTAAGAAAGTTGTAGCTGAAGCTGCATCTAAACCAGTTGCTTCTACCGCACCTGCAAAAGAAATTATTTCTGAAAGCACAAATGAATTGGCTAATAGATTCAAACAATTAGCTGGAATCAACAAATAACAACTAACATTAAAAAAGGAAAAATAAAATGGCAAATTTTGATTTATCTAAGTTAATGGAAGGCCGTAACCCACAAGCAGTAATGTTGAACGAAACTCGTCAACTTAAAGGCAAATGGGAAGCAACTGGTCTTCTTGAAGGCTTAAACGCAAAAGAGCAAGGCGCGATGGCGGTATTGCTTGAAAACCAAGCAAAACAATTGCTTGATGAGGCAACCCAAACTGGTGTTGCTGCAAGTTCAGAAGAATGGAGTGGCGTAGCTCTTCCATTGGTAAGAAGAATCTTTGGTGAGATTGCTTCTAAAGAATTCGTTAGTGTACAACCTATGAACTTACCTTCAGGTCTTGTATTCTATCTTGATTTCAAATATGGTACTGCACAAGGTGGTAACCCTGCATTCTCTGGAAAATCACTTTTCGGTGGTACTGGAGCTGACTTAGGTTCTACTGATTCAGCAGTAAATGGTTTATATGGTGAAGGTCGTTTCGGATACTCTGCAAACGATGTAACTTCATCTGTAGCTGTTGGTTCAATCACCTTCACTTCAGCTTCTTGGGCTGATGTAGGTTTCGATGCTTCTCTTTCTGCTTCAGTAGCAGCAGGTGAGGTTGCTAAAGCAACTTTCGCAGCTCCTGCAACTGCAGATTTAGATGGTGTTCGTTCTTTCAATGTAGCTAACGCTGCAGTTGTAACTAACTTGAACCAATTCCACTCAGTATCTGGTACTGACTTAGTGTTGATGGTATCTGCATCTGCAGGTTTACAAACTTCTAAGGCTGGATTTGGTGTTGTTACCTATTCAGTAGTTCCTGCTGATTACGCAAGAGGTGATTTCGAAGATGGTAAAAACGCTGGTCAAATCGCTGGTAATGCTGGTTCAGTTGGTATTGATATCGACATCCCAGAAGTTGATTTGGAATTGAAATCAGAAGCTATCGTTGCTAAGACTAGAAAGTTGAAAGCAGTATGGACTCCTGAATTAGCGCAAGACCTTAACGCTTACCACTCAATCGATGCAGAGGCTGAATTGACCTCTATGTTATCTGATTACATCTCATTGGAAATCGACTTAGAAATCCTTGATATGTTGAAGTCTAACGCATTGACTACTGAGTACTGGTCAGCAACTATCGGTGAAGAGTACAACGCTTCAACTGGTGCATGGTCTGCAGCTGCAACTGGTATGGCATACCAAAAGAACACTTGGTTCCAAACCCTTGGTACTAAGTTGAACAAAGTATCTAACAAAATTCACCAATTGACATTAAGAGGTGGCGCTAATTTCGTAGTTGCTTCTCCTGATGTATGTACTATCTTGGAATCAATCCCTGGATTTACTGTATCTGCGGATAAAGATGCTTCATCTTTCGCAGCTGGTGTAACTACTGTTGGTGCTATCGCAAACAGATACACTGTTTATAAGAACCCTTACATGACTTCTAACGAAATCTTATTAGGTTTCAGAGGTTCTAACTTCTTAGAGACTGGTGCTGTTTACGCTCCATATGTTCCACTTATCATGACTCCATTGGTGTATGACCCAACTAACTTTACTCCTCGTAGAGGTGTAATGACTAGATACGCTAAGAAGATGGTAAGACCAGAATACTACGGACGTATCTTCGTTAAAGATTTAGCTTCTATCTAATAGTAAGTTAAACTTAATACTAAGAGGGGGGAGAAATCTCCCCTCTTTTTTTATGTCCACTTTTTTGTAATAAACTTATATTTATAAGGGATGATGTTAAATTGGCAGAGATATTACGAACTACATAAACATTTGGGAAACATCAATGAGATTGTTGCCCAATACAATATGTATGTTTACCAAAATGAGGAACAATATGATGCCGAGTTAATAAGAAAAGCAGGAAATTCCGGATTATTCATACTTCAAGAAAAAAATGGATATGTGATTTTGCAAGAAGGAAAGCATGAATACGGACTATTACAAGAATACTAATGAGTAACAAAAGAATATCAGAATTACAATTAGAAGTAAACCCACAAATAAGTGATTTAATTGCACTTGCTTCAGATGGTACTTCCAAAAGAACTACATTGGGTTCAGTTCTCAACTCATCAATACCATCCACATTTGGAACTACCACAATCAATGGTGATTTGGATGTAAACGGAAACCTTAGAGTTTCTACATTAATATCCGCATCTATTCTTTACGAAAGTGGTTCAACCATATTTGGTGACTCATTGGATGATACTCATAACTTCAATGGTGATGTAACCATTAGTGGTTCTCTTTTCATAAGTGGAACAACCGAATTGGGTGGTGATATATACCCACAAACTCCACAAGGAGCAACATTAGGAACTCTAGAAAAACCATTCAGAGAAATCTACTTACAATCGGGTTCTATTAACATTGAATCAGATGTACCTGGTGAACCATCCGCAGTTATTTCTAATAACAACAATAACTTAGAAATATCAATTGGGGGTATGAAATTAATACAACCCGATGCATCATTCGTAGCACCAACGGGTTCATTCTCTTATTTAAGTTCAAGTTTTAATCATATTGGTACGGCAAATAGATTGGGTGATACTATAACAACGGGTTCATTAAGAGTTAGTGGTTCGACAATTATGTTTGGTGATAATACAATGACAGGTAATACTTCATTAACAGGTAGTGTACACATTAGTGGTTCAACTAACTTAGTTGGAAATACTACTTTAGAAGGAACTACTACATTAAGTGGTAGTGTTTCCGTTACGGGTTCTATGAGTGTTACTGGTTCGGTTGATGTTAGGGGTGATTTTTACCACAAAGGAAATAAACAATACAACTACGGACAATTCTATTCACTACAAACACAATCTGGTTCAGCAAATATTGCATACCCAATGAAGTTTGAAGTATCGGATGGTTCGGATGGTGTATCTATTGTAAATAACGGAAGTGGATTTCCAACAAGAATTACACCTACACATTCTGGTGTATATAATATTCAATTCTCAAATCAATTGGGTAACACCGCAAATTCGGACATCACATTTGATATATGGTTCAGAATAAGTGAAGCAAATGTTCCAAACTCAAATACAAAGTTCAGTTTGATTAAATCGTTAGGTAGTGGATTATATGCAGTAGCTGCACTAAACTTCTTAACTCAAATAAATGCTGGGCAATATGTAGAAATTATGTGGAGTTCTGCTGCATCAACTGCACGATTTGAATATTTGGGAACACAAACAACTCCAACCAGACCAGCAACCCCATCAATCATATTGACGGTAACACAAATAGCATAATTTTAGATAATCCGATTCTAAACACTATTCTTTTTTTTCTTAATATTTATAGATAAGTTAAATTAAGAGAGGAATAGTAAATGGCAGTAGAATACATATATCCTGGTTCATCATCATTCTCAGAAGGACAAACTCCATTTGGAACATATGATTCGGATTCAACATTCGTATCCGATGCTCCTAAAGTTGCTCTTTGGTGTGCTAGAAGATTGGGATATCCAATCCAAAATGTAGAATTGGTAGATGAAAGTTTGTATGCTTGTTTCGAAGAAGCAACTTCTGAATACGCAGCACAAGTAAACCAATTCAATATCCGAAACAACTTAGATGTTGTTAAGGGAAATCCACTTGGTACAAATTATAGTGGAAAGAATGTTGAGGGTTCATTCCTCCCATCTCTTATTGCTATTGTAGAAGGATATGGAACTTTAGCCGGAGTTGGTGGAAATACTGATATCAAAAAGGGTTCAATTGATTTGGTAGCCGGAACGCAAACCTATGATTTGCAATTATTATTTGCTAGTGGTAGTGAAGCCGGTAAAAAAATCCATGTAACTAAAGTATTCCATGAAGCAACTCCTGCAATCAACAGATTCTTTGACCCTTATTCAGTAAGTGGACAGGGAACTCTTAATTTGATTGATGAATTTGGGTTTGGTTCATTCTCACCAGCCGCACAATTTATCTTAATGCCAATTTACGAAGATTTATTAAGAATCCAAGCAATTGAGTTCAACGATGAATTCCGTAAATCAGCACACTCTTTTAATATTGTAAATAACAAATTACAAATATTCCCAATACCAACAACAACTGGTAAATTATGGTTTGAATATTTTGTATCTGATGAATTTGTTGAAAACGAAACCATCGTAACTGATAATGTAGTTTCGGATTACGCAAATATTGGATATGATTTTATTCCATACGCAAATATTAATGATGTTGGTAAACAATGGATTAGAAAATATACACTTGCTCTTGCTAAGGAATTGTTAGGAGCAATTAGAGAAAAATATAGTTCAGTTCCTATTCCTGGTTCCGAAATATCATTAGATGGAGCAGCTCTAAGGTCAGAAGCTCAAACTGAAAAAGATGCTCTGATTGAACACCTCAGAGAAAACTTAGAGGAGTTGAGTAGAAAGAATCAGTTTGAGGTGAGAGCACATGAAGCAGACCACCAACAAGAAATGTTGAGAAAAGTTCCACTATTGATTTATACAGGTTAAGGTAAATGGCAAGATTCGCATTAGATAGAGATATCAGATTCTTTGAAGGAATCTCAAGGGAGTTGGTAGATGCAGTAATTGAAACTACTGTTGTTCTATTCAAACTTGCAATTGAGGATGTCAAAACAAATTTATACGGAGAATCCCTAAACAAATCTTATTATCAAGGAACTGAATGTTCTGCGGTTATTGATAGAGCAGATACAAGCGTTTCTTATGAAGGATTCGGACCTGATTCAGGTCAGACTGTGGAATTCCGTTTTAATCGATTCACATTAGAGGATAAAGGTTTCTACCCAGAGATTGGTGATATCATTTATCACAACGATGCATATTTCGAAATTGATAATGTAAGAGAGGACCAATTAATTGGTGGAAGAAGTGGAGAGAAATTCTCAATCATTTGTTCAACATTTATGACGAGAAGAAGTTCTATTCAAACTGAAATGAGAGTTATTTAATGAATAAGAAGGAAACAAATAGAGCATTACAACGAAGTATTGATAAGGAGTTCACTAAAGGTGTAAAACTTATCGATATTGATACCACCATAGCAGAGTATATGGTGGATACTATTATTCCAGATGTGGAAGAAAATGGTAATGCGGTTAAGGTTCCTCTTCTTTATGGAAATGCGGAAAGATGGAATAACGCAAGAAAGCAGGGGTATTTGAGAGACCAAAGGGGTAAGATTCAAATTCCTATGGTAATGTTTAAGAGAAACTCTATTGATAGGCAAGATGGAATGGCTCAATTCAAAGATGTTAACACATTACCTGCTTACAAAAAATATTCTCAACAAAATAGATACGAAAGGTTTTCTTTGCAAACTGGGGCTAGTAAAGCATTCGAACAATATGAGGTATCGGTGCCGGATTATGTAACGGTAACTTATGAGGTAATGATTTGGACATCATTTACCGAACATATGAACAAAATTGTGGAGGCATTCCAATATGCAACTGATAGATATTGGGGAACCGAAAAAGGATACAAATTTAGAACTCGTATTGATTCATTTGATAATCAACAAGAAGTTGGAGAAGGTTCGGAGAGAATTATCAGAACATCATTCACAATGGTAACTAACGCATATTTGTTACCTGAAACTTACGATGATAAACCAACGGTTAAAAAATCATTTACTCCGAAAAAAGTAGTATGGGGTGTTGAGACTGATTTAAGTGGACAGATGTTCACAAATCCTAACATCTATAACGAATACCAATCGGTAATTGATTTTGTGGCAATTAGAAGTTCTCAAAGAGCTGTATTTGTTGATGAAACTACAATGAAACTTACAAATGTTAGAAAACCAGCATTACCTAATGAACTAATAGGTTCTTTCGATGTGAGAAATTGGTTTAGAGTTTATATAAATTCTGAATTCAAACCATCATCAACCTACGATTATATTTTTAATGGAGCAACAAATGAAATCACATTCATATTCAATGGAACCTTGGGATTTGCATTGGATGCAAATGATGAAGTTGATATTGTTGGAAAATTTGAACAATTATGAATATAAAGACTCTTAAAAATATAATGAAGGAAGTGAATCAACCAAATGAGTTCATTATGGAACCAGTTGATTTAACGCATCCTTTGTATTGGATTTGGAGAACTACAACCCCATGTAGATTAAAGACATTGGATAGTAGATTATCTTCCAAAAGACATACTGATGCTAGATTTGATGTTTTTGTATGGGGTGGTTACATTGCACCAAGAGATTATAAATTCGAACAAATTGGACAGTATTTTCACATAAAATTTATTAGAGAAAATTTCCCATCAACTATTGAAAACTCAAATGACCCAAACTTTGGTCAACCTTGGAGTTTTGAAGCTGGTGATAATGTGAAAATTGAAGGTGATTTAGAAATACTAAACTAATGGCAAGAATAAAACCAAATATTGATTTAGGTACTATTACTAAAAGACGAGATAGAGAATCTTTTAGAAATTTTGTATTGGAGGTAATTGATGATACTTTTATTTATGAGTTCACCCCAACCTCAATATCATTAGATGGTGAGTTGTTTACCATTCTATTGGGACCTGTTGATAATAGCACACCAGCCGATTCCGATTATGCGGACTTTGGTGATATAAAGGGGTATAGATTTATTTACGAAGATTTGCAAGTTTCTGCGATAGAAGATTTTGTTGATGTATATTTATATGGAGTTAAGCAAACATCTGATAGATACGAAGTTCAAGTATTTAAGGAATCAATTAGAATTAATTCTAATTTTAGTGATGGTGATGAAATACGATTTGTATTTAATCAATCCATAACTAGAGTTCCTGGTGATGTTGTTAGAACTGATTTTGAGATAAAAGGTAAAATTGCAGAAATATTATAATGGCTAGATTAATTCCACAAAAGCAGATTGAAGAAATTAATATTTTTAAGGATAGCATATCCGTTGCTAATTCTGTCTTTATTTCTGGTTCTCTTTATGTATCTCAAAGTGTTAACATTGGTAATAGCTTATTGGATAAGCAAGAGATTACCGGTTCAGTTGAAATCACTGGTTCATTAAGTGTTGATGGCAATCTTACCTTCAAAAACGCTAATAACCGATTAGATGCAACCGCATCCTTTTCTGATGTATCATTAGATACTCAGTTATTTGCCGGTATTAGACCTGAGGATTTTGTAGCATCTGAAGCAACCATTTATGTATCCTCTACAAGAGGTAGTGATGATAATGATGGTCGTTCACCTGCATTCCCATTAAGAACAATTAAGAAAGCAGCTCAGTTAGCAACACCTGGAGATGATGGTAGATATGGATTACCAACTGGTTCCTTATTTACTGGATATAGAATTGATGTTGATACTGGTACTTACATCGAAGATAATCCAATCGAACTTCCAAGAAACACAACTGTTTGGGGAAGTGGATTGCGTGTAACTAAGATTGTTGCTAAAAACGAAAACGAGGATTTATTTTGGGTAAACTCTGGTTGTTATCTTGCGGAGATGACATTTGCTGGATTGAGAGTATATCCATCGGTTGATAATTCTCAGAAAGGATTCGCTATCGCATTTGCGCCAAACGCATTTATTACAACATCTCCCTACATTCAGAACTGTTCGATGATTTCGAATCAGGAAAACTCATTCTTAGAAGCATACGAAGAGATTCCTGCTGGTGGTGGTGGTTTGAATGTGGATGGTAATAAGATTCACCCTGATTCTCCATTGGCATCAATGGTATTAGATGCATATACTCAGATTGCACCAAATGGTGTAGGTTGTCAAGTTGTTGGTAGAGGATTCATTCAGTTGGTATCTTTCTTCACCAACTTCTCCGCATACTCAGTAAAAGTATTGGATGGTGGACAGGCTGTATTACTTAACTCCAACACCTCATTTGGTGATTATGGTATGTATGCTAGTGGTTCTCGTTTCATTACTGGTAGTGGTGGTAACACCGATGCATTCTTAAATGTACAGGATAACTATTCAATTATTGTTAATACAATTGAAAAAGGATTATCAGCAATTCCAGCATTAGTTCCAAACGCAGCTAATGGTATTAGAGTAACTGACCCAAATATAATTGAACAATATTTCGTATCCGAAGATTCATCTGCAGATGTGGCTGAAGCGGTTAAATCCGATTTCAGATTAGTAAGTTCAATTGTTGAAAATGGAAATTCTAATGTTCCAACTCTTATTGCTAAGAGTAGTACATCTGGATACTCACCTACATCAGTTTACAATATCTCAGGCCAAACNCAATACACTTCATCGGTTAGTGCATCTGCGGAAGATGTGGCATTGGTTGATACAAACTTTGATATCTTATTGGATATTATTGAAAGAGGAAACGCAGCAACCGCATCTTATGTTGAGATTTCAAATGTATCTCATTCGATTCAAATAAGTGATATTGAACAATATAAAGGATTGGGTTCATCTGCTACTACAATAGAGAAAGTTAGTAGTGGATTTAATACAATTATGGAAATTATATCAACTGGTATTACAACGGTTGATATTGTGAGTAATACATCGGCTAGTTATAAAGTAACCGATACAACAATTTACGAAACTGATATCAGTTCATCGCAATCTACAATTGATTATGTGAGTTCATCTCTTTCAATTGTTTATGATATTTTAGCAAATGGTACCGCATCGGCACCTACAATAATTCTAAGTAGTTCTATTGAGAATCCAACAATTGAGATTCAGAATGCATACGAATTATTGATAAACAATATTCCATTTATTCAAGAGGAAACCATAGTTTACCTATCTTCTTCTTGGAGTGAACATCCATACAATCAAGAGACTTGTAAGAGAGATATTGGATACATTATAAGTGGTGCGGCACATGACCTTCTTTATGGTGGTAATGAGGAATCGGTAAGAAGTGGTTTATTCTACTACCTATACCCATCCAACGCAACTACATCAGAATTAGACCCAACTTTAACAGGTATCAAATACGCAAGTGGGTTAGCTCAGAATATATTAGCTGGTAAAATTTTCTCCGATACAACGGTTGAAAATGAAAATGGATATGATGTTATCTTCCAAAACAAAGATTTTGTAATTGAAGAAACCATATTATATATTTCATCTTCTTGGAGTGGATTTGATTATAATGAAGCTAAGTGTAGACGAGATACTGGTTATATCTTAGACGCTGTTGCAACGGATTTAAGATATGATGGTAATGAGAGAAGTGTAACCGCTGGTGAGTTCTATTACAAATATCCATCCCAAGCAACATCTACTCAGTTAAATCAAACAATTGATGCGATTAACTACGCTAAGAGATTAACTGAAAAATTATTAAATAACGATACTTTTGGACAACCATCCGCATCGGTAATTGGGGCTGTTGATTTGATGAGAGAAAACCGCTCATTGATTCAAGACGAAACTATTACATTTATCAACACACAATATCCAAACTTTGATTATAATCAAACCAAATGTAGAAGAGATGTTGGATATATCATTGATAACATTGCAACCGATTTATTATATGGTGGTAATGAAAGAACTGAAATAGCTGGTTTATATTATTTCTTATATCCATCTATCGCTAACACTACTCAATTAACCGAAACTTTATTAGCTATTGAGTATGTTAATGGTTTAGTTGATGAGGTAATCCAATCCAATGTATTACCTACACCACAAGTTGTATTGAATGTTGATGGTAACATTAAAGTAACCACATATAATTCAGTAACATCATCAATTTCGGCTACCGATACTGAGGTTACTTTAGTATCTCAATCATTCAATATTGTTGAAGATATAATTCGTTATGGAACCGATTATATCACATCAACTATTGCTGGTAATTCTAATGATTATATTTGGACAACATCTACTCCACTTAATGTTAGTGGTAGAACTCAAATTACATCATCTGAAGTTGATTCTGAAAACTTACAAATAATTCAAAATAACTTTGGGGTTGTAACTGATATTATTGCTGGTGGGGTTGGTGCTACACCTACATTGGTTGAGAATGTTTCTTCTTCAATAAAAGTAACATCAACAACTCAATTCACAAATGGAAGTTCGGTAGCAACATCTGCTGAAGCAGCGTTGGTTAGTGCATCAATTGCAATCGTAACTGATATTGTTCAAAACGGAACGGCATCATTACCTGATTTGGTTCAAAATACATCGGCATCAATCAAAGTAAGTGGTGAAACACAAACCACTTCAGCAATATCCGCATCTATAACTGAAGCAAACAAAGTAAGTTCTTCGTTTGAAATCGTAACCGATATTGTTGAAAATGGAGTTAGTGTAATTCCTACTATTGTATCAAACACAAATGAGAATATTAAATTCTTTAACGATAGTGTTCAATACATTTCATCATCTTATAGTGGTTCATCGGAAGATGTAGCATTCATTTCATCTTCTATTTCTATTGTAACCGATATCATCACAAATGGTACTGGTTCTTTACCAACCATTGTTGATTACACCCAATCATTGGATTCCGAAAATGCTATCGCAGCATACGAAATCCTTAAAAACAATATTTCATTCATTCAGGATGAAACAATAGCTTACCTTTCATCGTCTTGGTCAACCGCATCTTATGATGAGAGTAAGTGTAGAAGAGATGTAGGGTTGATTATTAGTGGAGCAGCGGAAGATTTATTATGGGGAGCTAATTCAGCATCCGTAATGAATGGATACTATTATTATCTATTCCCATCACAAGCACAAGGTGCACAATTGAATCAAACATTAGATGGTATATTCTACGCATCGAAGTTGGCTCAGAAGTTGGTTCAGAACATTGAGTTCGCAACCGCATCAGAAGAAAGAAGAGCAACTTGGGATTTGATTACAAACAACACCGAATTTATTAAAGAAGAAACTATCGCTTACTTATCTTCATCTTGGTCAAACTTTGACTACAATGAGGTAACTTGTAAGAGAGATGTAGGATACATTTTAGATGCAGTTAAAACTGATGTTTATTATGGTGGTAATGAAAGAACCGCTAAAGCTGGTGAGTTCTATTACTTATATCCTTCACAAGCAACTATCGGAAACGATGGTGATACTGGTGGACAATTAAACCAAACATTGGATGGTATCCGATATGCTGGTAGAATTGCAAAAAACATTGTTCAGAGTATTGAACTTTCTTCACCATCTCAAGCAGTATTAGATGCTAAGGAATTATTGTTTGAAAACAAAACATTTATCCAAAATGAGGTAATTGCATTTATCTCATCTTCTTGGAGTGAGTTCTCATATAACCAAACAACTTGTAAGAGAGATGTTGGTTACATCTTAGATGCCGCAATTACCGATATGGTATATGGTGGTAACGAAAGAGGTAGAATCGCAGCAGAATACTATTATCGTTATCCTTCATCNGCAATTGTNGGTGGTGTTCCATCTTCAACACAACAAAAAGACCCAACTGTTGATGGTATCAATTACACAAACGCATTGGCTCANAAAATTGTANTGGGTAGTGTATTTGTAGATGCGGATTCAACAAAACTTTCAATTAGAAATTCAATTGTTGAAAACAAAGCATATGTTCAACAAAATGTAATTGATTATATTAACGATACNTACCCAACACTAAACTACAACNATAGTAAGTGTTACAGAGATATCGGATTTATCATCGATGCAGTTGTAACCGATTTGGTATATGGTGGAAATCAAAGAAGTATCAAAGCTGGTACATTCTACTACCTATTCCCATCTGAGGCAACATATTCACAATTAACCGAAACTATCAATGGTATCAACTTTGGTAGAGATTTGGTTAAGTTGGTTGTTAAGGGAGCTAAATCAATTGAAGATTCATTTGATGTAGTTGTTAAAATTATTGAGAGTGGTAGTTCAGTTGTAACCGAACAAACTATTGGAACTGATTCAAACGGAGCACCAATCTCGACTGTTGGTATTCCTAAAAATTCATATGGTGATAATTTAGTAACAACTGTTGTTGGAACTACTATCCCTGCTGAAATTGAATTGGTTAAAAATACTGAAGCCGGAATTAAGTTAGGAAACGATGTTCAAATTACATCATCTTTATCAGCTGGAACCGATGAGATAAATAAAGTATCATCTTCTTTCAGTATTGTAACTGATATCGTAAAATATGGAATCACTCCAACATTAGAAGTTAGTGGTTCATCTGAATTTGTAACTTACTATGAGGTTGTAACATTAGAAGAGGGTAATTACTTATTTAATAAAAACCAATTATCTAAATTTGATAATGCATTTACTGAATCATTTGATGATGGTATAGTTGACCCAGAAATTACATTAAAGCGAGGTGAACTATATACATTCTCTGTAAATTCACTTAACATTGTAAACGCTGATATAAGTGTATTAAAGCCATTCTATATAAAAACAAAAAGAACAGCTGGTACTAACGATTTATATAACGATGGTATAACTGGAAACGGAACTTCATTTGGTACTGTTACCTTTATTGTTCCTTTTGATGCACCTGATACATTATATTATGTAAATAGTAATAATGTTTCCGCTAGTGGTATCATCAATATTGTAGATGAATTACCATTATCCGATACTCAACGATATGTAACTATCCCATCTTTGGGTGAGGTTGAAGTTGTTACTAATAATGTTGATAATATTAAGATAAACAACATCGACCAATACACATCGGAATATACAGCATCCGCTGTACAATCGGTGGCTATTAGTTCTTCATTCGCAACAACTGTTGATATATTATTTAATGGTGTAGATAACTTACCAACTCAAATCAAAAATGTTGAAGGGTTGGTTAAGAAAAATAATATAGCACAATATACATCTTCAGTTGATACAACCGAAGGTTTGAGAAACACAATCAGTTCTTCATTTGATATCGTATTGGATATTGTTGAAAATGGTACTGGTTCAATTCCAACTATTGTTGATAACACAACCGATTTAATTAAGGTAACATCTGAAGCTCAATATGTAAGTTCAACTTCTGCTGGTAGTGATGAAATTCAATCTGTAAGTTCATCATTCGCTATCGTATTGGACATCCTTAAAAATGGTGTAGGTAGTTTACCAACTGAAATTGAAAATGTAAGTGGTAGTATTAAGAAAACTACATTCGAACAATACATTTCAGCATCATCGGCAACTCAAACTGAGATTGCTAAGGTTAGTTCTTCGGTAGCCATTGTAACGGACATTATTTCTAATGGAGTTGATTCTCTACCTATCGTAGTAGATAATACATCAGAACTCATTAAAGTAACTACAACCGAACAATACACTGGTTCTTTGAGTGGTTCATTGGAAGATGTGGCAGCTATTTCATCATCTATCTCAATTGTAACTGATGTTATCGCAAACGGATTATTTGGATTACCTACTGTAACGGCTTATACCGCATCAGTTTCTACTCCATCTACTTTGGCAGCGTATGAAATCATAAAAGAAAATATCGATTTCATTCAANACGAAACTATCGCTTACTTNTCATCTTCTTGGTCTACTGCTTCATACGATGAAGCTAAGTGTAGAAGAGATGTTGGTTTAATTATTAGTGGAGCAGCTGAGGATTTATTGTTCAACTCAATATCCGCATCGGTTGTAAATGGATACTATTACTATTTGTTCCCATCACAAGCGCAGGGTGCACAATTGAACCAAACTTTGGATGGTGTATTCTACGCAAGTAAATTAGCACAACAATTGGTTCAGAACAACATCTTTGTAACCGCATCATCGGAAAGATTGTTGACAGCTGAATTGATTACAAATAATACTGAATTCATCCAAGAAGAAACAATCGCTTACCTATCTTCATCTTGGTCATCATTTGATTATAACGAAACAACTTGTAAGAGAGATGTGGGTTATATCTTAGATGCGGTTAAGACTGATATCGTATATGGTGGTAATGAGAGAAGTGTTAAAGCTGGTGAATTCTATTACTTATACCCATCCGCAGCAACTGGTTCACAATTGAACCAAACATTAGATGGTATCAACTATGCTGGTAAATTAGCACAAAGAGTAATTCAGAATATTGAGTTTGTAACCGCATCTGAATTTGTAAGTGCATCTTATGACTTAATCGTAAACAACATCGATTTCGTTAAAGAAGAAACTATCGCTTACTTATCATCTTCTTGGAGTGGTTTCTCATACAATGAAACAACTTGTAAGAGAGATGTTGGATATATCTTAGATGCTGTTGCAACTGACCTTTATTATGGTGGAAATGAGAGAAGTATCACCGCTGGTGAATTCTACTACCTATATCCTTCAAACGCAACTGGTTCTGAGTTAATCCAAACTTTAGATGGTATCAACTACGCAAGAAGATTGGCAAACGAAATCATTCAAAACAATCAGTTCGCATTAGCACCATTCAGTAGAACAAACGCTGTTGATGTATTGATTGAAAACAAACTATTCATTCAAGAGGAAGTAATTTCTTATGTATCTTCTTCTTGGAGTGGTGTGTTCTACAATGAGGATAAGTGTAAGAGAGATGTTGGATATATTTTAGATGCTGTTGCAACCGATACTTTGTATGGTGGTAACGAAAGAAGTTCTAAAGCTGGTGAGTTCTACTACCTATATCCATCAAGAGCAACCAATGCTGGTGTTCCATCTGAGCAAAATCAATTAGATTCAACTTTAGATGGTATCACATACGCTAAGTTGGTTTCTGATAAATTATTACAAAACGAAATCTTTGTAACCGCATCAACTCAGGTTGTTGAGGTGGTTAAATTGATTACTGAAAACAAACCATTTATTCAAGCGGAAGTTATTTCTTATATTTCTTCTTCTTGGAGTAATTTTGAATATAACGAAGCAAGTTGTTCGCGTGATGTGGGTTACATCTTAGATGCAGTAGCAACTGACTTCTACTATGGTGGAAATGAAAGAAGTATCACCGCTGGTGAGTTCTATTACTTATTCCCATCAGCAGCTACGGTAAGTGGTAGTGAATCACCAAGCGTAAGTGCACAATTGTACCCAACGGTAGATGGTGTAACCTACGCACAAAGATTGACAAACAAATTGGTTAACAACATTAATTTGGTAACCGCATCTTTGGAAAGACAAACTACATACAACTTATTGTTGGATAACAAAGAATTACTACAAAACGAAGTAATCTCATTTATGAGTTCTTCTTGGAGTGGATTTGAGTATATCGAAGCTAAGTGTAGAAGAGATGTTGGATACATCGTAGATGCTGTGGCAACGGATGTTCTTTATGGTGGTAATGAAAGAAGTATCACCGCTGGTGAGTTCTACTATCTATACCCTTCAGAAGCAACCACTGTTCAATCTGACCAAACTATCACTGGTATCAACCACGCTGCTGGATTGGCTGATAAGATTGTTCAAAACACATTGTTGGTAAATCCTAATAGTGATTTACTTGCGAAGTATAACTTGATTTTGGACAACAAAGAATTAGTTCAGGACAATGTTATCAGATTTGTGGATATGAAATATCCTTACTTCACTTACAATAGAGTTAAGTGTAGAAGAGATGTTGGATTTATCATTGATGCAGTAGCAACTGATTTACTATGGGGTGGTAACGAAAGAAGTATCATCGCNGGTGATTACTATTATAGATACCCATCTGAAGCAACAACCATCCAATTGGGTGAAACAACTGAAGCTATCAGATACGCTAANGGTATTGTTAAACAAATCTTATTAAACANCTTATTGGAAGTTCCATCGGTTAAATCAAATACTGAAAACAATATTAGATTTACCGATACAACTCAATANACNGGTTCACTTGCAATTAGTGGAAGTAACNTAACTGATATNAGTTCATCATTTGAATTAGTTACGGGGATAATCACATCTGGTATTTCTTCATACACACCATCAACCGCAACATACAATCCTGCAAATGGTGATTTCACAATGACAATTGTAAGACATGGATTGGATGTTGGCGATAGTATCTATCTAAAACCTGAATCATTCACATTTACTTGTGAAATGGATGGTAATAGAACTGAACACAAATTACCAGCAGCTGGACAACCTGCATACGATAGTAGATTAACCATTAAATCAGTAACATCAAACACTGTAACTGTGAATGTTGGTAAATCGGGTCCAAATGTAGAGTTCAATCCAACAAACGCATCATATGACCCATCTACTGGTGATTTTGTAGTAACTGTAGCAAGTCATAGTTTAAGTGTTGGTGAAGGTGTAGTAATGGCAGCTGAATCATTCGCATTTACTTGTGATATGGATAATGACCAATCGGTTAAATCTTATCCAAGAGTAGGAATCGACCCATTTGCGGTTCGTTCAATTCCACTTACTTCGGTAACTGATACTACAATGACATTTAATGTTGGAGCATCTGGTCCAAACAAATACTTCACACCTGTATCTGCTTCTTACAACGCATTGACTGGTGATATGATTCTGACTGTTAGTGAATCGTTTGGATTAGGAGTTGGTAGAAGTGTGGTATTAGAAAATGAATCATTCGCATTCACTTGTGATATGGATGGTAACACAACAACCCATTCTTACCCAAGAAGTGGTTCAGACCCATATGCTGAAAAATCAATTCTAATTACTTCAGTTGGTACAACATCACATACACCAACCGATGCACCTTACAACCCAACAACTGGTGTGGTAACATTAACAATCGCAAATCACGGATTCTCAAATGGTGATTATGTGAAAGTTGATGATGGTGCATTAACTTATACTTGTGTATCTGATAACAACCAAACCGAACATTCATACCCAAGAGCTGGATACGATTATCCATCTGGTAGATGGTTGGAAATTTCTAATGTAACTACAAATACATTCGATATCAATGTAGGTTCATCATCTTACTTAGGTGAACATACTTTTGTAACCGCATCTCTAAATGGTATTAAGAGACAGGATGGTACATTTACAATTAATGTGGGAGATGCTGGAAGTGCTTCTGGTTCAATCCATACATTCGTATCTGCATCGGCAAATGCGGTTAAGCACGAACCTCAATCGGTTCACACTTTTGTATCTGCATCAAATGGGGCATTGAAACACTTACCACAATCTACTCACACATTTGTGAGAACTCAGAGAGATTCGGTAACTACATTGCCAATCGAAGTTAAGAACATCGAAAACTTAATAAAAGTAACTGATGCAACTCAAACTACTTCTTCTTTAAGTGGTAGTGGAGTAGAGGTTGGTATTGTTTCAGCTAGTATTGATATGATTAACGATATTATCAGATTAGGTTCTGATAACATTCCATTCGCTATCGCTAAAAACTTCCAAACTTCTGAGTTAGATACTCCTCAAAACTTAACAACTGGTAGATATGTAACCGCAAGTGGTGATTACGAAGTTGGAAATGAGTTAGCAATTGTAACCTCATCATTCGCACAAATCAATGATGTTATTGAGAATGGATTAACTTCATTACCAACATTGGTATTGAATACAAACAACAACATTAAAGTAACTAATGTAACTCAATACACCTCATCACTAAGTGGTTCTTCAACCGAAACTTCAAAGGTAAGTGCTAGTGTTGATATTATTGAAACAATTGTTCAAAATGGAGTAGGTTCAATTCCAACAATCGTTCAAAACAACACAAATACTTCAAACTTAATCAAAGTTGGTAATGTAGAACAATACATCTCAGCTAGTGGAGCAGATAAGATTCAATCTAAGATTGTATCATCTTCATTCGGAATTGTGATTGATATATTGGTAAATGGAACTGGTTCCCTACCGACTATTGTTGAATACACAAATCAGGTGGATGCACCTAAGACTGTATTGGCTTACAACTTATTAAAAGAAAATATCGAATTCATTCAGAACGAAACTATATTGTTTATGAGTTCTTCTTGGAGTGGATTTGAATACAACGAAGCAAGTTGTTCGCGTGATGTAGGTTTAATTGTAAGTGGAGTAGCTGAGGATTTAATCTATAACGCTAATTCAGCATCTGTTGTAAACGGATACTATTATTACCTATTCCCATCTCAGGCAACTGGTTCACAATTAGACCAGACTGTAACTGCTATCAGATACGCAAGTAACTTAGCACAAAATATTGTTAGAAATAGAACATATGTAACCGCATCGATTGAAGTATCTGCTTCATACGATTTGTTGATTCAAAACAAAGAATTCATTGTATCTGAATCAATCTCATTTGTATCTTCTTCTTGGAGTGATTTCTACTACAACCAAAATACTTGTGGTAGAGATGTTAGATATATCGTAGATGCAGTAGCAACCGACCTTATTTATGGTGGAAACGAAAGAAGTGTAACCGCTGGTAAGTATTACTACGATTACCCATCATCAGCAATCGTAGGTGGCGTTCCATCTTCAACTCAACAAAAAGACCCAACTGTAACCGCAATCAACTATGTTAAAGGATTGGTTACTGAAATTGTGGGTGGAGCTGTATTCCAAACCGCTTCAAACGAAGTTGAATACACATACGATACAATCAGAACAAATAGAGGATTTATCCAAAATGAAGTAATTGCATTCGTAAACGCTAAGTATCCAAACTTATTCTACAACGAAGCTAGTTGTAGTAGAGATACTGGATTCATCGTTGACGCTGTTGCAACTGATTTAAGATGGGGTGGTAACCAAAGAAGTAGAGAAGCGGGTAGATTCTACTATCTATTCCCTTCTAAAGCAACTAATGTTCAATTGGGTGAAACTACCGATGCAGTAACTTACGCATCTGATTTGGTAACTGAAATTGTATTGAAGAATACTTTATCAATTCCATCTGCTAGTTTGAATACTGATAATAACATCAAAGTTACATCAGCAACTCAAACATTGGGAACTGGAACAACCGATACCTATGTATTAAACACATTAAGTTCATCATTTGGATTAGTAATGGATATTGTTCTAAACGGAACGGGTTCATTACCAACAATCTCAGATTACACACAATCACTAACTGATTCGGAAATCTTAGAAGCTTATTCATTGATTAAATCAAACATTGGATTTATTCAAAGTGAATCAATCGCTTACATTTCATCTTCTTGGAGTGAGTTCGAATACAATGAGGCAAGCTGTTCTCGTGATGTTGGTTTAATTGTAAGTGGAGCAGCTGAAGATTTATTATTCGGTTCAGTATCATCATCGGTGGTTAATGGATACTACTATTACTTATTCCCATCGGAAGCAACTGGTTCTCAATTGAATCAAACATTGGATGGTATTAGATACGCAGCTAGATTGACCAATAAGATTGTTCAAAGTGTAACTTTAGAATACCCATCAACTGAAGCATCTTCATCTTGGGAATTGATTAGAAATAACAAACAATTCATCCAAAGTGAATCAATCGCTTACATCTCATCTTCTTGGAGTTCATTCGGATACAACGAAGATACTTGTAAGAGAGATATTGGATATATCTTAGATGCAGTAGCAACGGATATCAAATATGGTGGTAACGAAAGAAGTGTAACTGCTGGAGATTTCTATTATAGATACCCATCTAACGCAACCACTTCAGAATTGGAACCAACTACAACTGGTATCGAATACGCTGGTGATATGGCTGAGAAAGTAATTGTTAACCAATTATTCCAATCACCATCATCTGAAGGTATCGCTGGAAATGAAATATTATTGAGAAATAGAGGTTTCATCCAAAACGAAGTAATCGCTTACATTTCTTCATCTTGGTCTCAATTTGAATACAATGAAGCAAGTTGCTCGCGTGATACTGGATATATTGTAGATGCAGTAGCAACTGACTTCTTATACGGAGGAAACGAAAGAAGTAGAACTGCTGGTGAATACTATTACAAATTCCCATCATCCGCTACTGTTGCTGGAAGTGAATCTCCAAGCGTAAGTGCACAATTGTATCCAACGATTGATGGTGTGAGATACGCAAGTAGAATCGCTCAAAAGTTAGTTCAAAACATTGAGTTTGTAACCGCATCAAATGAGGTATCAGCATCTTGGAACTTATTAAGAGATAACAAAGAGTTTATCCAAAACGAAGTAATTGCATATATTTCATCTTCTTGGAGTGGTGTTACTTACAACGAAGATAAGTGTAAGAGAGATGTTGGTTATATCATTGATGCCGCAGCAACTGACCTTTACTATGGTGGACAGGAAAGAAGTGTAACCGCTGGTTCATTCTACTACTTATTCCCATCTCGGGCAACTGTGAAAGGAACTCCATCTGAGGCAGCTCAGTTGGACCCAACAATTGATGGTGTAAGATACGCAAACGGATTATCAACAAAAGTAATTCAGAATGTTACTTTCGTAGAACCATCCGCAGAAGTATTGGTTGGTGCTGATTTATTGATTGGTAACAAACGATTCATCCAATTAGAAACTATTGAATATCTTTCATCTTCTTGGAGTGAGTTTGAATACAATGAGGTAAGTTGTTCTCGTGATTTAGGATATATTATTGACGCTGCTCGTACTGACTTGGTTTATGGTGGTAACGAAAGAAGTATCAAAGCTGGTACATTCTACTACTATATCCCATCAGTAGCAACAACCGAACAAAAACCTCAAACTTTGGATGGTATTGATTTCGCTAAAGGAATGGCTGAGAAAGTAATTTTGAAAGACCAATTGACGAGAGCAACATTCCAAACTCAACAATCGGTTGATTATTTGAGAGCAAGTAAAAAATACTTACAATCAATCGCTATTTCTTACACCGCTGGGGCATTCCCTGATTTTGTTTATAATGAAGAGAAATGTTATAGAGATACTGGTTTCATTGTAGATGCTATCGCAACTGACCTTCTTTACGGAGGAAACGAAAGAAGTATCAGAGCAGCGGAATCATATTACACTGGTGTGTACGGAAGTGCGGCAGTTGTAATTACGGAACAAAAGAAAGAAACCGCTGAAACCAATAGATATTTAAGAACTCAATTCCAAAGAATTGTAAGAAACTCACCTGTTGAGGTATTTGGTTCATTGATTATCACAACTGGACATGACTTCTCATATTCTGGTGCTGGTGTTACCTATAAAGCTTTACCTCCTAACCAAGGTGGTGCTGGTGTACCTGACCCGGATAAGGAAATCACCGAATTGGCTGGTGGTAGAGTTTACTTTACTTCTGGTAACGAACTTGGTGACTTTAGAATTGGTACCGGACTTGTAATTAATCAGGCAACTGGTACATTGCAGGGTAGAACCTTCTCTCGTTCATTATTCTCGTTAGTTACACCTTTCTCTCTCGCATTGGAAGGGTAATATCTAAAGAAGTAATATTTATATAGGAAAAAGAAGAAATTATGGCAGATGTTTTTGTACCCTTAAACGCATTTAAGTCGGTAGTAACTACTCTGACTGGAGAAGATGACCAAATTTATACTACTCCAGCCGGAGTTTCTACTATTATGCTATCAGCTCAAATCACTAATAATAATGATTCTGAGGCTGAAAATGTAACTATTAAGTTGACATCCAATAGAGAAATACCAGTTCCTCAAGTAGCTGATATTATCAATACTGGTAGTATGTATAGTGCTTCCGCACTTTTGGAAGAAAATTTAACATTTTTGAAAAAAGAAGTAGCAGCTTATACTCAATTTAATAATAACCTATTGGATACTCCATTTGGGTTTTCACAATCCAGATATGAGGCATATGTAGATACTGCTGTAAACGCTGCTGCATATGATATAGCTAATGGTGGTACAATTAGAACAACAAAAGCAGCATTATCTTTTTATAATAAAAATGGTGTATCGTTAATTCCTGATGGGCAAGTAACAGCATCCAAAGATGCAATTGATTATACAAATGTATTAGCTCAGCAAATCATACTAAATGAATCAGTAACTGGTTCGACTGATGTAATAAGATTATACCAAACAACATATACTCAATCATTCAATTATGATTTAATTGCCGAAACTGGGTCCGCAGAATTTATTTCTGAAATATTTACTGTTATATCGGATACAATTTATGACCCAGTCAGAGAATTGCAGGAATCGATAGAATTTGTTAATAATTTTCCTATACCAATTGGGGATTCATTTTCACCAGTAGTAGCTGGTAAATTGGTATTAGAAGAAGAATTTGGATTAATTTTTTCAGGTTCTGAAAATTTGAAGGTAGTTCTATCACTTCTTGAAAGTGCAAATGAATAATTATTAAGTGAATAAATCATAAATGAGTCAATTATTAAGTGGTAAGGTAAAAGTAACTCGTCCCCAAGATGTATCGGCGGATAGGTATGAGTATCTGCGATTAAATGAAGCAGAACCTAACTTTGGTGTACCTGAAGCTGGTTTAATCGATACGGGTTCAGTTGCACTTATCGCTACTGATTATGAGGGTAATCGTTTATTTGTTACCCGAATTCAATTAGAGGAATATAGTGGTTCATTTAGTGGTTCATTTCAAGGAGATGGTTCTCAGTTAACAAATCTACCTGATACAAGTAGATTAATAAGTGGTTCAGCATCTGCTTCAATTTCACCAAATTTTGGATTCTTGGTAAATGTATCTTCATCTTTTGATGGAGATATTGATGTTAATGGTGATGTTCGAATTATTGGTGATTTATATGTAGATAATAGAATTGTAGCAAGAGAACTTCTTGTAGAAATTATCTCATCATCAATTATTTTCTCATCTGGTTCAAACCGATTTGGAAATACAACCGCAGATTCACAAGAACTTACTGGTTCGGTTGGTATTACTGGTTCTCTTAATGTAGATGGTAATACGAATCTAACTTATAATGTAGTTGTTGGTGAAAATTTAGATGTAAGTGGTAGTGTTAATATTGGTGGCGATTTAAGTACAAATAACATTACCGCATCATATGTATCATCTTCATTCTTTGAAGGAGATGGTAGTAGATTATTCAACCTACCAGCTGCAGCTGAATCAACAAGAATCGTTGATGGTAATGTAACCGCATCCGTTAGTAACGAAGAAGGTTTCATAGTAATTTCAGTAGATAGTGGTTCACAGTTTACTGGTTCATTGTTTGTAAGTGGAAATATTGAAATTAATAGTGGTTCATCCTTCTCTGGTAGTGGCGAAAACCTTTTCAATATTCCAAGAGCAGCATTAACACCTGATGCACTTTTATCATCATTTATTGTTAGTGGTTCTGTAACCGCATCGGTTGACCCTAATGAGGGATTTGTTGTAACCTCAATTGAAAGTGGTTCCACTTTTAGCGGTAGTATCTTTATGGCTAGTGGTTCATTCATTAGTTCATCTGGTAGATTATTTTTTGATATTCCCCGCTCCGCTCTTACTGAAGATGCACTTTTATCATCATTTATAGCAAGTGGTTCAGTAACTGCATCTGTATCTCCTGATAAGGGATTTGTTGTAACCTCAGTTCAAAGTGGTTCAACCTTTAGTGGTTCGATATTTTTAGCTAGTGGTTCTTATATTAGTGGTAGTGGTGAACAATTATTTGATATTCCATTCTCAGCACTTTCCGATGAAGCTCAAGCAGCGGTAGAAGCAGTATTATCTTTCCAAGCGGGAAGAATAGCAACTGGTTCTGTAACCGCATCGGTTGATGCCAATAGGGGATTTATTGTTGAATCACCAATCTATGGTTCTGAGTTTACTGGTTCATTGGAGGTAACCTCTTATGTATCGGCATCAATGTTTACTGGTAGTGGTGCGGGGTTATATGATATTCCTCGTTCAGCACTTACCGAAGATGCTTTACTTTCCGCATTTATTGTTAGTGGTTCAGTAACGGCATCGGTTTCACCTGATAAGGGATTCTTAGTAACTTCTACCGCAAGTGGTTCTACATTTAGTGGTTCCGTTTTCTTGAGTAGTGGTTCATTCTTTAGTGGTTCTGGTGAAAAATTATTTAATATTCCTCGTTCAGCATTATCACCCGATGCATTAGTATCATCTTTGATAGCATCTGGTTCGGTAACAGCATCTACATCACCTGATAGGGGTTTTGTTGTAGTATCTCAAGCAAGTGGTTCTGAATTCACTGGTTCGGTTGATATAAGAGGTAATATTATAGCAACTGGAAATGTATCAGCATCAATCTTTAGTGGTAGTGGTGCTGGATTATTTAATATTCCTAAATCAGCACTTGCTGATGAAGTATTAATTGCAACTCAAATATCAACGGGTTCAGTAACCGCATCAGTTTCTGATGTATATGGATTCAGAGTAGAATCTTTACTAAAGGGTTCTGAATTTACTGGCTCTATTGATGTTACTGGTGATATAAGATTAAACTCAGGTTCAGTTTTTGTAACCAGTGGTTCATTCTTTAGTGGTAGTGGTGAGAAGTTATTTAACATCCCACTTTCGGCACTTGCTGAAGAAGTAGTAGCATCAACTCAAATTGCGGAAGGTGATGTATCGGCTTCGGTTGACTTTAGAGATGGATTTATTGTTAAATCCATTAAGAGTGGTTCATCATTCCAAGGAAAAGTATCAGTAACTGGTTCTTTATTCGTTAGTGGAAGTACAATCGAAATTTACTCTGGTTCATTTAGTGGTAGTGGTGCTAAATTATTTGATATTCCGAGAGCAGCATTAACACCGGATGCATTACTTACTCCATTGATTGTAAGTGGGGCAATTACCGCATCGGTATCGCCTGATAGAGGTTTTGTTGTAGTATCGGTAAATAGTGGTTCTGAATTCACTGGTTCGGTGGATGTATTGGGAGCTGTAACCGCATCTGCATTTAGAGGTAGCGGTAGAGATTTAACCGATGTTTCGGTTACATCTATGAGTACGGGTTCCGCAACTGCTTCAGTAAGTGCGGATGGCCAATTTAATGTAACATCACCGCTTGGTACAAATATCAATGGTTCGATTACTACAACAGGTAACATTACAGCGGCCTCTTATGTAAGTGCATCTACCTTCAAAGGTAGTGGTGCTGAATTAACTGATATTGTTTCTACTGAAATTGTAAGTGGTTCGGTATCTGCTAGAGTAACCCCTGAAGATGGATTCGTAGTAACCTCGATTGAAAGTGGTTCATTCTTCGATGGTGATGTATTCGTAAATGGAATTGTACAAGCTGGCTCTGGAAATTATTTTAGTGGTAGTGGTGAGGGATTATTTAATATCCCAAGAGCAGCACTTACCGAAGATGCTTTGGTAACATCATTTATTGCTAGTGGTTCGGTAACGGCATCTACTTCTCCAAACTTTGGATTTAGAGTAGAATCAGCTGCTAGTGGTTCTCAAATTACTGGCTCACTTAGAGTAAACGATACATTACAAGTAACATCAACTGATGTTAGGGCAATTATAGGTAAGTTTTTTAGTGGTAGTGGACAAGGTTTAACTAATATCCCCCGTTCGGCTTTAACCGAAGATGCACTTATTTCAACATTCATTGCGTCTGGTTCGGTAACCGCATCTGTTGCACCTAAAGATGGATTTGTAGTAACCTCCGTTACAAGTGGTTCTACTTTCTATGGTGAGGTTAGAGTAGCAAGTGGTTCATCTTATAGTGGTAGTGGTGCTAAATTATTCAATATTCCAAAATCCGCAATTTCGGATTTGGACACATCTAAAATCTTTAGTGGTTCAGTTACCGCATCAACATCTCCACAAAATGGATTTGTTGTAACTTCAACTGTTAGTGGTTCTACTTTCTATGGTGAACTTAGAGTTATTACTGGTTCATCATTCTCTGGTAGTGGTGCTAAATTATTCGATATTCCAAGAACTGCACTTACTGAAGATGCACTTCTTTCCTCATTTATAGCAAGTGGTTCAGTAACCGCATCTACATCTCCAAATAAGGGATTTGTAGTAACATCTACCGCAAGTGGGTCAACCTTCTCAGGTTCAATCTTTCTGAGTAGTGGTTCATTCTTTAGTGGTAGTGGTGAGAAACTTTTCAATATTCCAAGAACAGCATTAACACCTGATGCTTTAGTTAGTACATTAATTGCGAGTGGTTCTGCTACCGCATCTATTTCACCTGTTGAAGGATTTGTGGTTAATACCTCATCTTCTATTGATGGTGATTTGACAGTTACGGGTAAAATTACCGCAACTGAGTTAAATGTAACATTCATTAATTCAGAAGTAATTTACTCATCGGGTTCAAACATATTTGGTGATAGTTTAACCAATGATACTCAACAAATGACTGGTTCGGTTGAGGTAACTGGTTCATTGACTGTTGAGGGTGTAATTACTGGAGATGGTAGTGGATTATACAATATTCCACAATCTGCACTTACTGAAGCAGCAACATTGATTGCTAGTGGAAGTGTAACCGCATCAGTTGACCCTGATGCTGGGTTTGTTGTAACTTCAGTTGATAATGGTTCAACATTTAGTGGTTCGGTTTACTTATCATCTGGTTCATTCTTCTCTGGTAGTGGTGAGAACTTATTCAATATTCCAAGAACCGCATTTAGTGGTGATTCATTCAGAATTGCATCTGGCTCAGTAACTGCATCGGTTTCACCTGATTTTGGATTTGTGGTAGAATCGGTGGACAGTGGTTCTATCTTTAGTGGTAGTATCTACTTATCATCTGGTTCATTCTTTAGTGGTAGTGGTGAAAACCTTTTTAATATACCATTATCTGCATTATCCGAAATATCATCATTCATTGCTAGTGGTAGTGTAACCGCATCGGTTTCACCTGATTTTGGATTTGTAGTAACTTCGGTAGAAAGTGGTTCAACTTTTAGTGGAAGTATTTTCCTAAGTAGTGGTTCATCATTCTCTGGTAGTGGCGAAAACTTATTTAACATTCCCCGTTCAGCTCTTACCCAAGACGCACTTATTTCAACTGAAATCAAATCTGGTTCAGTAACCGCATCTGTTTCGCCTGACTTTGGATTTGTTGTAATTTCTGAAGCTAGTGGTTCTACATTTAGTGGTTCGGTAGTTGTAAGTGGTAGTGTTGATGCACAAATAGTAAGAGCAGATGAATTATCTGGTTCGTTCTCTGGTTCATTCTTTGGAGATGGTGGTGGATTAACAAACATCCAATTAGCAAACTTATCGTTAGAGATTAGTAGAATTGCATCTGGTTCAGTTACCGCATCTACTTCACCTGATGGATTTATAGTTGAATCAACTGAAAGTGGTTCATTTATTAGTGGTTCAGTTGAAATCACTGGTAGTTTGACAGTAATCGATGGAATCATTACCGGTGATGGTAGTGGGTTGAGAAACATCGATATCGCTAACTTAGCAATTGATTCATCTCGTATCTTCACCGGTTCAGTAACCGCATCCGTTCAGCAAGACGGATTCTTCAGAGTTGGTGATGGCTCAGAATTTAATCCTGTTAAATCTGAATTTAGTGGTTCTGTTTTTGTATCCGAATCACTATATGTAAATCAATTTATATTTGGTGATGGTACTTACCTACAAAATGTAACAGCAGCAGCTTCACCAAGAATCCAAAGTGGTTCGGTAACCGCATCGGTTTCACCCGTTTATGGATTCAGAGTAGAATCGGAAAAAAGTGGTTCTGAGTTCACCGGTTCGGTTAACATTAGTGGTTCTATATCAGCATCACTTTATGTGGGTGATGGTAGTGGATTATTCAATATCCCACCGGAATCTATTGAAGGACTTGAGTTATTCAAAATTAACTCTGGTTCTGGTATTGCTATTATTGACCCTGATAAGTTAGATGTTAATGTTCCAATTACCGCATCTCGATACGATGGTGATGGTTCTGGACTTTTCAATATCCCGGCGGAATCTCTTACTGACCTTAAATTAGATAGGATTGAATCTGGTTCTGCAATTGCATTGATTTCTCCTAACAAAGGATTGGAAGTAAATGTTGATGTTAATTTATCTCAATCATTATATGTAAGTGGTGGTATATTCGTAACTGGTTCTGATGTTGTATTGGCAAGTGGTTCAACATTCATTGGTGATGGTAGTGGATTAACAAATATCAATATTGCTAATCTATCATTTGAAACTTCACTCTTACAAAGTGGTTCGGCAATTGCACAAATTTCTCCAAACCTTGGATTTGTTATCAATGTATCATCTTCAATTAGTGGAAACTTAGATGTTACTAATCAAATTTACGCACCAATTATTCGTGGTGGTGAAATTAGCGGTTCATTATATGGTGGTTACTATGGTGAGGGTGATGCGGAAGATAGAGATATTCTTATCTATGATGCGGCCCGTTCTAAATATGTTCCTGTTCCTGAATCAACCCCAACAACCGCAGTTCCATTTAGTAATGTAACCGAAGTAACTATTGTTCACAACTTCGATGTAGAATACCCAATTGTTCAGGTTTATGAAACTGGTTCAAATGGAATGATTATTCCACAATCTATCGAACCAACTGATAACAATACCGTAGTTGTAACCTTTAGTGGTTTGACAAGTGGTTGGGTAGTTGTAGGTAGTGGTGGTTCTAAGATTAGTGGAGCAATTAGTGGTGATAATGTAATTGGTATCGTACCATCCGCATCAAGAGCAATCACAGCAGAAACTGCTGATGTAGCATTGAATGTACAGGGTATCGATTCGGAATCTTTAGCATTATTAAACGATTTACAAAATTTTGTAAGAAACGAACAAACCGCATCAATGACGGTGTTAAGTTCTTCTTACGCAGTAACCGCATCATTCGCATTAAATGCTGGCGCTGGTGGAGGTGGAGATATTAGTTCTGATATAACTGCATCTATGCAGGTTGGTACCGCATCTTTAGCATATTTTGCATTAACCGCATCTTACGCATTGAATGCTGGACAAGGTGGTGGAGATTTAACTTCAGACCAAACCGCATCAATGTATGTTTATTCAGCATCGTTTGCTTCAATTGCGGAATATGCATTAAACGCTTTAGATGGTGGTGGAAGTGGATTCCCATTCTCTGGTTCAGCCGAATTAACTGGTAGTTTATTATTAACTGGTAGTTTAGGAATAACTGGTAGTGTATATATCAATACCTTAGAAAGTGGTTCATCCAATTTCGTAGTTACCTATAACGAAACAACTGGTAGATTAGAAAAAAGAGATATTGAAGCCGCTCAAGGTGCAGATGGTACTTCTGGTACCTCTGGAACAAGCGGAACTTCTGGTATAAGTGGAACCAATGGTACTTCTGGTACTTCTGGAACAAGTGGAACTTCCGGTACATCTGGAACAAGTGGAACTTCCGGTACATCTGGAACATCTGGAACATCGGGTACTTCTGGAACAAGCGGAACTTCTGGTTCAGATGGAACATCTGGTTCTTCTGGTTCAAGCGGAAGTAGTGGTTCATCTGGTTCGTCTGGAACTTCTGGAACAAGTGGTACTTCTGGAACAAGCGGAACATCGGGTTCATCTGGTTCAAGCGGTAGTAGTGGTTCAAGTGGTAGTAGTGGTTCTTCTGGAACTTCTGGTTCTTCGGGCTCAAGCGGAAGTAGTGGTACTTCTGGTTCATCTGGCTCATCTGGTTCAAGCGGAAGTAGTGGTTCATCTGGCACATCCGGTTCATCTGGCTCATCTGGTTCGTCTGGAACAAGCGGAAGTAGTGGAAGTAGTGGAACATCGGGTTCAAGCGGTTCTTCTGGAACAAGCGGAAGTAGTGGAACATCTGGGTCATCTGGAACTGCGGGTACATCAGGTTCATCTGGTTCATCTGGAACTTCGGGTACATCTGGTACTACTGGTAGAGAGGGTGGTAGATTATTTGAAGTAATTAATGAAGATTTTAACTACGCAATAGCTGGTTACGATGATACCACATTCCCAACATTAACATTAGTAAGGGGTGAACTTTATTACTTTGATGTTAGTGGAGTTTCATCCTCACACCCATTCGCATTAAGATTATCATCTGGTAATACAAATGATATAGATGGTACAATAAATAATGACCCAACAAATGGTAATTATGGTACCAATACACTAATACAATACAGAGTTCCTGAGGATGCTCCTAATAGTTTAGTTTATCAATGTGTTAACCACTCATCAATGATTGGTATAATTGAAATTGTAAACAAAAATGGTACATCTGGAACTTCTGGAACCTCTGGCACAAGTGGAACTTCGGGTACATCTGGTTCAACTGGTTCTGCTGGTACATCTGGGACAAGTGGTACATCTGGTACCTCTGGTACATCAGGTTCTTCTGGTACTTCTGGTTCATCTGGAAGTAGTGGAACTTCGGGTACATCTGGTTCATCGGGTTCAAGCGGAACTTCTGGAAGTAGTGGTTCATCTGGCTCATCTGGTTCATCTGGTAGCAGTGGTTCTTCTGGCTCATCTGGTACATCTGGTTCATCGGGTTCAAGCGGAACTTCTGGAAGTAGTGGTTCGAATGGTTCATCAGGTTCATCTGGTACATCGGGTTCATCTGGTATAAGTGGAACCTCAGGTACCTCTGGTTCTTCTGGTACAAGTGGTGAAAGTGGTTCTTCGGGAACTTCTGGAACCTCTGGGACAAGTGGAACTTCGGGTATAGATGGAACCAGCGGAACATCTGGAACTTCGGGTACTTCTGGAACTTCAGGTTCAACAGGTTCAGCTGGAACTTCTGGAACTTCTGGAACTAGTGGTACGAGTGGAACATCTGGTGAAGCTGGTAGTAGTGGTACTTCGGGTACCTCTGGAACAAGCGGAACTTCCGGAACCTCTGGTACAAGTGGTACATCTGGCACATCGGGTACTTCTGGTACCGATGGAACTTCAGGTACAAGCGGAACATCAGGTACATCTGGTTCAACTGGAACCGCTGGTACATCTGGAACTTCTGGAACAAGTGGAACAAGCGGAACTTCTGGTTCTGATGGAACATCGGGTACTTCTGGTACAAGTGGAACTTCAGGTTCAACTGGAACCGCTGGTACTTCTGGAACAAGTGGAACAAGCGGAAGTAGTGGTAGAGATGGAACTTCGGGTACTTCTGGTACAAGCGGAACTTCGGGTTCAACAGGAACTGCTGGTACGAGTGGAAGTAGTGGAACTTCTGGAACATCTGGTTCAGATGGAACATCAGGTTCATCTGGAACAAGTGGTTCATCTGGCTCATCTGGTACAAGTGGAACAAGCGGAAGTAGTGGTTCATCTGGAACTTCTGGAAGTAGTGGTTCTTCTGGTACAAGCGGTTCTTCTGGCACAAGTGGAACATCTGGAACTTCGGGCTCATCTGGTTTAGATGGTACTTTATTTGGAAGTAGTGGAACTTCAGGCACCTCCGGTTCTTCTGGAACCTCTGGTTCATCTGGTACATCGGGCTCATCTGGTGTAGATGGTACTTTCTTCGGAACACATGGTACAAGCGGAACATCAGGTTCAACCGGTACATCTGGTTCATCGGGTCAAAGTGGAACAAGTGGTTCATCTGGAACAAGCGGAACTTCTGGTTCTTCTGGTATAGATGGAACTTATTTTGGTTCATCGGGTACTTCTGGGACAAGTGGTTCGACTGGTACTTCGGGTTCAAGCGGAACAAGCGGAACCTCTGGTTCATCCGGTGTAGATGGTACTTTCTTTGGAAGTAGTGGTTCATCTGGTACTTCTGGAACAAGTGGGGTGAGTGGAACCTCTGGTTCAACTGGTACTTCTGGAACAAGCGGTTCTTCTGGTATTGATGGGACATTCTTTGGTTCTTCGGGTACTTCTGGTACATCGGGTGCGGGTTCTTCTGGTACATCAGGTTCTTCTGGATTTGATGGAACTTCTGGAACAAGCGGTTCTTCTGGTATTGATGGGACATTCTTTGGTTCATCTGGTACAAGCGGTACATCTGGAGCTGGAACTTCTGGGACAAGTGGTAGTAGTGGTACCAATGGTTCACACGGAACCTCTGGTTCTTCTGGTTTAGATGGAACTTTCTTCGGTTCCTCTGGTACAAGCGGTACTTCTGGAGCAGGTTCATCGGGTACATCTGGTTCATCTGGTACATCTGGTACAAGCGGTTCATCTGGTTTAGATGGCACTTTCTTTGGAAGTTCGGGTACTTCAGGTACTTCTGGAGCTGGAACTTCTGGAACTTCGGGTTCTAATGGTTCCTCTGGTACATCTGGAACTTCTGGTTCATCTGGTTTAGATGGCACTTTCTTTGGTTCATCTGGTACTTCTGGTACTTCAGGTGCCGGAACTTCTGGTTCATCTGGTGTAAGTGGTACAAGCGGAACCTCTGGTTCTTCAGGTTTAGACGGAACTTATTTTGGTTCTTCTGGTACATCAGGTACTTCGGGTGCTGGAACTTCTGGAACAAGTGGGATTAGTGGAGAGAGTGGTACTTCTGGTACAAGTGGAAGTAGTGGTTTAGATGGAACTTATTTTGGTTCATCTGGTACTTCGGGTACTTCTGGTGCTGGAACTTCTGGTACAAGTGGAGTTAGTGGAACATCGGGTACCTCTGGTTCTTCTGGTGTTGATGGTACACTATTCGGTTCATCTGGTACTTCTGGTACTTCAGGTGCTGGGACAAGTGGAACATCAGGTTCATCTGGAGTAGATGGTTCTAATGGTACCTCTGGTTCTTCTGGTGTGGATGGAACTTTATTTGGTTCTTCGGGTACATCAGGTACATCAGGGGCTGGAACTTCTGGTTCATCTGGTCTAAGTGGTTCAAACGGAACTTCGGGTTCATCTGGTGTTGATGGTACTCTATTTGGTTCAAGTGGTACTTCGGGCACTTCTGGAGCAGGTTCATCGGGTACATCTGGTTCATCTGGTATTGGGACAAATGGAACTTCGGGTTCGTCTGGTGTTGATGGTACATTATTTGGTTCTTCTGGTACTTCTGGTACATCAGGTGCTGGTTCTTCTGGTACTTCGGGTATTAGTGGCTCATTTGGAACTTCGGGTACTTCTGGTTTGGATGGAACATTCTTTGGTTCATCCGGTTCGTCTGGTGTAGATGGAACTTCTGGTTCATCTGGTATTGATGGATTGAGTGGTACTTCTGGTACTTCGGGTTCGTCTGGAACAAGCATCACTCCAACCGGAACAACTGATAATGGTGTATTAACCTTCATCAATTCAACAGGCGGAGTTCAAGTTGAACCAAATATTACATTCGATGGTTCATTGTTGGATGTTACCGGTGCAGTTGAAGCTAGTTCTTACATCTACTCAACAAACTTCAGAGAATTGTTCTCTAATTTGGGTAGTGGTGGTTCTACAACAATCAACTTAACAACGGCTAACAACTTCCAATATACGGTTACCACAACTACAACATTTACATTCTCTAACCCACCATCGGGTCCAAGAGCATTTGGTTTCACATTCGCACTAATCAATGGTGGTTCACAAACAATCACATGGCCAGCATCAGTTAAGTGGGCTAGTGGTGTGGCACCTGCATTAACCGCAAGTGGAACGGATATTTTGGTATTCTATACTTATGATGGAGGAACCTCTTACTATGGTTTCTTATCAGCAGCAAATATGAGTTAATAGAAAAGTTATGAGTATAGCAAGAAGATTAGTATCGAGTGCGGGGGGAGGTGAAACCGAACCCTTTCAATTTACCCTAACTTTATCTGGTGGACAAGTTTACGAACTTCCATTGGTAAGTTATTTGGGATTGGAACCCAATGTCATTGTTGATTGGGGTGATGGGACAAGTGATACCTATATCACAAGTTCAACTGATGTTGGTAGATATCATACCTATTCTTCTGGTGGAACTTATCAAGTATCTGTTATTGGATTTATGCCAGGATTTAGGGTTGATAATAGTTCTTACCGATTATTATACACTTCGGTAGATAGCTGGGGAGATGTTGGTGTAAGGAGTATTAACTTTTATGGTTGTACTAATTTAACATCAATTCCCGGTGGAGCAGTTGGATTGGGAAGGGTGAGTGTATTCAACAACACTTTTAGAGGAACTGGATTAACTTCAATCCCATCTGATTTATTCCAATATTCATCAGTTGCTACTCAGTTTGTGGATACTTTTTCATTTACTGGAATCACAACAATTCCAAATAATTTGTTTGATAATTCACCTAATGTATCAATATTCAACTCAACATTTAATGCATGTTTATCGTTGGTAAGTGTACCAAATGAATTGTTTAGATACAACACTCAGGTTATTAACTTTTCATCGGCATTTAGAAATTGTAGAGCATTAACTAATATACCAACATTTCAGTATAATCTTTCAGTAACAACTTTTGCTAATATATTTAATATGAGTTCTACCACAAATGGTTCATCGAATTGGGGAACTGTTGAGGCACTATGGGATAGGGAACCTGANCCATTGGGAATAAACGCATTTAATAATTGTACTGGAATTACGAACTATGCAGTAATACCTNTAAATTGGAAATAAGGAGATAGAGTTATGTATATAAAAATAAAAGATGGAATTATAACATACCCCTATACGATTGGGGAGTTAAAATCAGAAAATCCAAATGTAAGTTTTCCTCAAGCTATCACTAATGAAGTTTTGGAAAACTTTGGTGTTTATCCAGTAGAATCGGTTGAAGTAACTGATGATTACACAAAAAATATAGTGGAAGGAACTCCAACACTATCTGGTTCGGTATATATTCAAACTTGGAATATAACCGATGCAACTGAAGAAGAAATTAATATTAAAATTGCAGAAAAGTGGTTGGAAGTTAGAGATATGAGAGATTCTTTATTATCTCAATCCGATTGGACTCAATTCCAAGATTCACCAATTAGTGGTTCCACTTTAACTGAATGGCAAACATATAGACAATCATTACGAGATATAACATCTCAATCAAATCCATTCGATTTAGTTTGGCCTTCCAAACCAATGTAGTAAACAAAATTTGTTTATATTTATACCTATAAAGAATGGAATAGATTACAATGAGAATAGACCAACCCAGTTTTTCCGGCTCAATTACACAAGCTCCTTCGGCATATGCGGACTTAAGTGGTTCGTTTACGGGGAGTTTTACTGGGTCATTTAAGGGTGATATTTCGGTAGATACAGCAGAGTTTACTAACCTAAGTGTAAGAGATTCTCTTGCAATTGGTTATGAGAAAGATGTAAATACCGAATATGTAATTGTTGCTAGTGGTTCTATTTCTATTAGTGGTTCCGTTGATTTACAAGGTGGTGGATATAATGTAGATGGGGTAAATGTGTTAGATTCAGCAATCGCATTTGCAATTGCATTAGGATAAAAAGATAAGATATGGCAAATACATTCAAAAATAGTATAAAAGGACCAGCTGGAACAGCTGGTTTAGTGGCTTATACCTGTCCTGCCGCAACTTCAGCAACGGTGATTGGTGTAAATGTAGCAAATATTGTAGCACAAAATATCCAAGTAGATGTTCAGATTACTGATAATTCTGCTTCGGTAACAAAATATTTAGTGAAGGGTGCAACCCTTCCTCAAGGTTCATCAACGATTTTAGTTGGTGGTGACCAAAAAGTGGTATTGGAAGCAAACGATTCTATTACTGTAAAATCATCGGTGAACGCATCGGTAGATATTGTGGTATCGGTATTAGAAATTACATAAAGATAGAGATTAATGGAATATAAAGGTAAGAATCCGAATGGTATAAATCAGATTAGCCAAAGTTTACTATCGATTGATGTAAATGGGGTTGAACAAGCACAGGTATCGTTAACATCAGTAGATATTAATACAAATCTATCTGTTGCTGATGGGGTATCCGCTAATACCTATACCGGTTCTGCTTTTAGCGGTTCATTTATTGGGGATGGTTCTGAGTTAATCAATATTCCTTTCGAAGGATTAACTCCAGATGCACAATCCAAAATCGAAAGTGGAGCTGGGACTGCTCGTATTTCAAACGATAAACTTTCAATCAATGTAAATACCGATGTAACTGGTTCAATTTTAGCAACTGGGACAGTATCGGCATCTTTCTTAGCAGGAGATGGTTCTCAAATTACAAACATATCAGCAACTTCAATTGGTGATATTGATAANTTAAAATCAGGTTCAGCTCAAGCGGTTATCTCACCCAATAGAGGTTTAGAGGTTAATACCGGAGTTGTAATCGAAAAATATTTAGGAGTTAGTGGTTCAGCGGTAATTGGTTCAAACGCATCCGTTGGTGGTGATTTGAATGTAGCTGGTAAGATTACATCAACCGAACTCCACACAACATACATTTCATCATCAGTAATATTCTCATCTGGTTCAAACAAATTTGGTGACCAAGCTTCTGATTCACATCAGTTCACTGGTTCGGTTTACATCAAAGATGAGTTAAGAATCCCAGCATACGCATCTGACCCTGCTGGCGGAGAAACTGGTGATATCTATTACAACACTGTAGATACAAATATATATCGTTACACCGGTACCCAATGGTTACAAGCTGCTGGTACCGCTGGTACTTCTGGTACATCGGGAACTTCTGGAACAGGTGGTTCATCTGGTACATCTGGTACGAGTGGTGTGAGTGGAACTTCTGGAACAAGCGGAACATCAGGTACTTCTGGAACTTCTGGAACAACTGGTTCAGCTGGTACTTCGGGTTCGTCTGGAACCGCTGGTACATCTGGAACAACAGGTAGTGGTGGTACTTCTGGTTCTTCTGGAACAAGTGGAAGTGGGGGAACATCTGGTACTTCTGGAACATCTGGTACCTCTGGAACAAGTGGTGAAAGAGGAACATCAGGTACCTCAGGGACAAGTGGAACATCTGGTACTTCGGGTACAAGCGGAAGTGGTGGTACATCTGGTTCGTCTGGTGTAGGTTCATCTGGTACTTCTGGTACAAGCGGAAGTGGGGGAACTTCTGGAACTGGTGGTACTTCTGGTACCTCAGCAACTTCTGGAACCTCAGGAACATCTGGTTCATCTTCAACCGCTGGTAGTGGTGGTACATCAGGTTCATCTGGTACAACTGGTTCGTTTGGTACATCTGGTTCATCTGGGACAAGTGGTACGAGAGGAACGGCTGGTAGTGGTGGTACATCTGGTACCTCTGGAACATCGGGTACTTCTGGTAGAGATGGTGCAGTAGGTGATGGTGGTTCTTCGGGTACAACAGGTTCGGCTGGTACATCTGGAACCTCTGGAACAAGTGGTGAGAAAGGAACATCGGGTTCACCGGGTACATCTGGTAGTTCTGGAACAAGTGGAACAAGTGGTAGTGGTGGTACTTCTGGTACAAACTCAACTGCTGGTACGGGTGGTACATCGGGCTCATCTGGTACTTCTGGTACATCGGGTACATCGGCAACATCTGGTAGTGGGGGTACATCGGGTACATCGGCAACCGCAGGTAGTGGTGGTACCGCTGGTACCTCTGGAACAAGTGGAACAAGCGGTTCTTCTGGAACCACTGGTTCGGCTGGAACTTCCGGTACCTCTGGAACTTCTGGAACAAGCGGAACATCGGGAACTTCTGGTGTAGATGGAATTCAAGGTTCTCAGGGTACTTCTGGTTCACCTGGAACATCTGGTTCTTCTGGTTCTTCTGGTACTTCTGGGACAGCTGGTAGTGGTGGTTCATCTGGAACATCGGGTTCAGGTGGAACAAGCGGAAGTGGTGGTTCATCTGGAACCACGGGGACAGCTGGTAGTGGTGGAACATCTGGTAGTGGAGGTTCTTCTGGAACATCGGGTTCATCTGGTACAAGCGGTAGTGGTGGAACATCTGGTAGTGGAGGTTCATCTGGAACATCGGGTTCAGCTGGTACAAGTGGATTACTATCCTTAACAGGTACAACTAATAATGGTGTAATTACCTTAAATGGAACTGCACCAAACGCAACCGTTGAAAGTAACCTTCTTTTTGATGGAACAACTTTAACGGTAAATGGTAACCTAAGTGTTACTGGAACAACAACTACTGTCAATACGGAAACTATCCTATTGGCTGATAATATTATTACTCTTAATTCAAACTTTACAACTGGTACTCCAACTGAGAATGCTGGTATTGAAGTATTAAGGGGTGGTTCAGCAACTCGTCAATTCTATTGGAACGAATCTGCGGCTAAGTGGTATTCGGATACCGATTTCGAAGCAAATGGAAGTATATATGCACAAAACGCATATATTGATGATTACATTTATCATAATGGTGATACTAATACTTACATTCGGTTTGTAGCAGCTGATGATTTCCAAATTGTAGTTGGTGGTAGACAGGCTCTACGAATGGATGAGGGAACTGACCCGGATAGATTAAGATTTGTAACCGATTCCGATTGGACTGATTCGTCTGGTAATTGGAATATGTCTGGTAATGTAACCATTGGTGGAACTATTGATACTGGTCAAGGTGCTACTGAGGTTTACTTAATGGACCAGAATGTTCGTACAACCGATTCTCCAACATTTGCTGGATTGACAGTTGGTGGAATTTCTGTTAGCCCATCAACTTATTTTAGATTATTAAGTGGTGGTACGGGTGCTAGTATCGATACCTATACTGATAACGGATTCAGAACTTTAGGATATAGTGGATATTCTTCAATCTTATGGTCAACTAATGCTGGTGGTTCTACTGGAACTGTCCAAATGGAGTTTGAATACAATACTCCATCTCGTGGATTTAAGATTAGAAACAAAACTGATAATACCACATGGTCTTCAGTTGGTTGGGTAGTAATGACTACCTCAAATCAAGGACATATTAGTGGTACTGTTTGGCATTCGAATAATGATGGTGCTGGTTCTGGGTTGGATGCTGACCTATGGGATGGTTATCAATTCTCTAATTACTTAAACCAAGCGGTTAGAACTTCGGATTCTCCAACATTTGTTCGTTTAACTTTATCACAAGCAACTGGAACAGCTCCTTTAACTGTATCATCTACAACATTGGTATCAAACCTTAACGCTGATTTATTGGATAATCAACAAGGAACATACTACGACCATAGAAGATATACTGATTCTAGCAACTACTTAGGTGGTTATTATGTAAGTGGTGGAACTGAAAAACCAAACAACACTGTATTTGGAGCTGGTAAGTTAAAACTTGCAATGCTTAGTGGTGGTAACTTAGGATTTGGTGGACCTTGGAATGATGTATTGTGGATGTCATCTTATAATGGTAGTGATGTAAAACGGAGTTCGGCATTAGTATTCAATAAATATGATAATACAAGCGTTTGGATTGCAAAACAAAACTTCGATTCAGCAACTTGGGGTACTGGTTACCTTCTATGGAACTCTGGTAACGATGGAGCGGGTTCTGGATTAGATGCTGACCTTTGGGATGGTTATCAATTCTCGGATTACTTAAATCAGGCGGTTAGAACAACTGATAATGTAACATTCAATGATGTAAATGTTAGTGGTGATATAAAAATGAATGGTTCGGATTCCTACATATGGATGCCGAATAACAATTCATACTCAACTGGATTCTATGACCCAGTTAGTGGNTTAGTTCCGATTCAAGTAAATGGACCATCTGATGGTATTTACATTGGTAATAACGCTTGGTGGAGTTATAACACCGCTAATAACAACAACTACAATGAAAACATCAGATTATTCGCTGCTGCAAATGGTGTATCCGTAATTGCATTTAGAGCTAGTGGAACTGGTGGACAACCATCTAACTCAATATTGGGTTACTCTGATAGATTTGAAATCAGACAGGGTTCTCAATGGCAGCAAAGAAACTACGCTAACTATGTGGAAGCATATGGTGATTTTAGAGCTCCAATATTTAGAGATTCAAATAATACTGGATATTATGTAGACCCTAACTCTACATCAAATATGTACCGAGTTCAAGTTAATGAGTACATAATTGCAGCTAATGGAAATGGTAGAATTATTTTAGGTGGTAATTTCCATATTGATTCATTCAATGGAAACGATATCTATGTAAACTATTATAATAATGCTAGATTTAGAGTATGGAATGGTTCATCATCTGAACGATTTAGAGTAGATACTGATGGTATTGTTTACGCTTTCCAAGAATTAAGAACCCCAATCTTATATGATTATAATGATACCACTTATCGTTTCGATGGTAATGGCACATCAGTATTAAACTATTCAAAACTCAGAAACGCATACGATTGGGAAGAGAGAAGATTTACCAATCCACAAGGTGGAACATTTACAACATCAACATCTTCAATAACTGGAGCAATTAGATTATTCTTACCGGCTGATAGAAGAAGGTCTAACACTATGTTAAGAATGACCGTTAAAGTGTATGAATACAACACTGGTAATTCTCATACATTCAATGTTGGTGGATATAACTACTATACAGGTCAATGGTACAATGTATTTGCAACTCAATTAACCGATAGTGGTAAGGGTGCATTAATTGTTAGATTTGGTGATGATGGAAGTAGACAATGGATTACAATTGGTGAGGCTGGAACTACTTGGACATACCCACAGGTACATATTACCGATGTAGAAGTTGGATATAGTGGGTTCTCATCAAATTGGGGACAAGATTGGGTAGTTAATTTTGGTGGTATACCTGGTGGAGAAAACTCATCAAGAACCGCATCATTAGTTCTTACCTCAAATAACGCATCAAGTAACACTGCGGATGTTTATGGTGGAAATGCTTACTTCTCTCGGTACTATGATAGAGATAATACTGGATACTATGTAGACCCAGCATCTACATCATTAATGTATGATGTTAGAGCATACAATAGATTGTATATTGGTTCAAGTACAAGTAACTTAAACATAAACTATGACCAGATTTGGAGACCTGATGGTGGACAAATTCACATTGGTTATAGTGCGGCTAACAACATTCAATTAAACAATGGTGGTGGATATACTTACTCTTTAACTTCATTGAGAGCACCTATATTCTACAACTATTCAAACACTGGTTATTATGCAGATTTTGATAGTACTGGAACTTCTATTAATATAGCCGGTTCAGTAAACGCAGCAACATATAACAAACCGGGTTTATTAGTAAACGCATCTGGTACTTCATCTTCTGGTGGAGCATTGGGTATTCAGCAAGTAACATCCGAAGGTTGGACTGGTATCTTTGTAGATTTCGAACCATACACTGGATGGGGATTATGGCATGATAATCCAAATAACTATTTCTCATTCACTGCTGAAGCTTCAACTGGACAAATTCGTTCATTCACTGTTCCATCTCGTCAAAGTGGTAATAGAACAGCGTATGAGAAATTTAGAGTTGACCAGAATAGTGGTGATGTAATCATTGGTAGAGATGGTTATGCACAGTCATCATTTAGAGCACCTATATTCTATGATACTGATACTTCATATTATGTAGACCCTAATGGTACAACAAATATTAGATACTTAAAAGTTAATACAACTGGTACATCATCTGGAACAAGAGCATTAACTATTAAATCCGATGGACAGGGTGAAATCAACTTTGGTTCATACCCAGCATCTTGGTCTTCGGCATTACAAATTCAAAATAATAACAATACTGATTTTATTTGGATTTCCCCATTGGATGATGGATACAATGCTAGATTTAGAACTGGTGGTACTGGATTGGATTTCTATACCGATGGTGGTAATAACACTGGAACTTATTCTGGATTCATAGGGTCTGGATATGTTCAGGGTATTGATTCTATCAGAGGACCAATCTTCTACGATTCAAACGATACAACATATCGTGTTGACCCTAATGGAGATTCTCGTATATGGCAGTTGGGTATTGGATATGGTTTACCTGGAAAAAGATTAGATGTAATTGGTGACCACGGAACCTCTGCTATGAGGGTTCAATTACCTGCTTCAAACAATGGTGCGGGAACTGGTATTGTACAATTACAAATGTGGACATCTGAACCAGGTAACACTTGGGATTGGGGTGGATTTGGATATAATGTTGATAACGCATATAACGGAAACACCAACACATACTACTTTGGTAGACCAAATACCAACTTTGGACAGGCCTACATGAGATTCTCCACTGCGGGACATACATATTTCTATAACACAAATACTTCTGGTACTCGTTCTACGAATATGGAGATGTATTCAAGCGGATACATTTATGTGAACAATTACCTACAAGCTGGAAACTCATTAAGAGCACCAATTTTCTATGATTCGGATAATACTGGTTATTATGGAAATTTCGCAGGTACTTCTAGAATAAGTTCATTAGAAACTATTGACCGGGTTGTTATTGGTGGTACATTTGACTACAACGCATACAATCAGGTAGGTTCTACGAGATTACATTTCGGTGGTGGTAACTCAGATGCAAATGGCAACTACTACATTGGTACAAACTTAGAAAACTATGGTGGTAACTACGCCAAATTAGATTTAAGATGGCATACTGGTATCCGTATGGGTGCACAAGCTGGATATGGTGGTATCAGAATGTACAACAATGAGGATTTATCAACAATGCTATTCTCAGTTGGTAGAAGTTCTGAAGATGTTGAAGTTACTTACAACCTAAGAGTTGGTGGGGAAAAAGCAATCAACTATCGAAATATGCATGTTGGTTCATTTACCAACTTAGCAACGGCAGAAGATTGGGTAGTTAGTACTGGTTCTAACAACGCAGCATTGGGTGGTGGATTTGGACAAAATGGTGATGGTAACTCAGTAATTCAAGACTTTGACCCGTGGGGTAGACCTTCATTGGTTTGGAGAACATTAGGAAACGATACCTCATCAAACGCAGATGGTGGTTGGAACAAAGGAATATCTAACTTAGATGGTAATAAATCATATATGTATGTGGTTTATGTGAAGAGAGATTCTTCATCTACGAATGGTACTTATTATTTTGGATGTAGTGGTGGTGAAACACTTAACATGAGTGGTTCTACAAATGGTAACCCATACTTCCATGCATTTGGTATCGGTTCACTTCCGCAAGGAGTTTGGTGTGTTGCTGTTGGATATGTATTTGCAAACAATCACCCATCTACTGGTTCAACTGGTAGAGGTGGTGTTTGGCGATTGGATACTGGTGATAAAATTTCAGGTTCTACTGATTACAAAATGCGGTACACTGGTACAAGAGGTCAAACACATAGAACTTACTTATACTACTCAACTGACCCAGCAGCTCACTTAAAATGGTGGGGGCCTGGTGTATATGAAATCAATGGTAACGAACCTAACTTAGGTGAACTTTCTGGTGGAGTTGTAGTAGAAGGTGGACAAAACATTAACGGACAATTAACTGTTCAGGGTAATGTATTCGCTGATGTGTATTATGATAGAAATAACACATCTTACTACGGTGATTTCGCATCTACTTCATATGTAAATGATTGGAGAGCAAATATTGTTTACGATAGAGAAGATACTGGATACTACTTCGGTAGTGGAGCTGGTGATACTCGAGTTAGAACTTTATCAACAACAGGTCAGATTTTTATTGAAAATGGTGACCCAACAATTTACTTTAGAGATAATAACCATCGTTCTGCGATGATTCACGTTAACTCTAACATATTCTATGTATTAAGAGGAACAGGTAACAACTCAACTTCTTGGGGAACTTACAATGGTTATTGGCCATTGGAAATCAACCTCAATAACAACGATGCTACATTTGGTGGTAATGTAACCGCAATCTACTCAATGTATGCAGAGACATACTATGATAGAAACGATAGTGGATATTATGTAAATCCTGCTGGATTCTCTAACTTTGGACAATCTAATGGACCTGTTATGCAGATAACCAAAACGGGTTCTGCACCAGGAAATAATATGACGATGCTTGTACGGAATCAGTATGGTAACCACTCTTGGGGTATTACCGCTGAATTTAGAGTAGAAGCTAGTGGTGGTGGAGATAGACCATCTATTTTATTCTCATCTGGATACAATAGTAGAACTTGGTCTGTTGGATATGGATATAACGATGATAACTTCCGTATCAACACAAACCACGGACATAGAAACGGAAGTTGGGGTTCAACCAGAATGTTGATTGACACTGGTTCAACAACATATTTCTACGATACAATCCGATTCCCATTTGCATATGACCAAAACAATACTGGTTACTATATGGATATGGATGGTACATCCCGTACAAACTATATCGTAGGTAACCGAATAAAATTAGTTAACAATGTTAACAACGAACCTCGTTGGGATTTCTCCGCATATGTAGTTGAAGCACAACATTGGTATGGTAACTACTCAACTCAAACAATGTATTTGGGTGAAAGTAATGTGGTATATATGCCGGATATC